CGACGGCTACTGGCAGACGGAGAGGTACTACGACGACCCCCCGCTGGTAAGGTCCTGGTTCTCCACGTGCCGCAGCCCGAGCGAGGCCTCCAGGAGGGCGGCGGACGAGATTGCAGCGGCCGGGAGGAGGAGCGCCTTCCTGCACGTGCGCAGGACGGACTACCTGAAGCAGGCGGAGTACCACCGCAACCTCTGGGACACCGGGTACTACCCCCCCGCCATGGCCCTGGTGAGGGAGAGGGTGGAGGACGCCCGCTTCTTCGTCTTCTCGGACGAGCCGGAGTGGTGCAGGGAGGCGTTCCCGGGCCTCAGGGTGGTCGGGCACAACAGGCCGGGAGGGAGGCTGTTCGGCTCCGGCATGCCGGGCAGGGAGAACGAGGACCTGTGGCTGATGTCCCTGTGCAGGCACGCCGTCGTCGCCAACAGCTCCTTCTCGTGGTGGGGCGCATGGCTGGGGGACTGGGCGGCGGGGAGGACCGTAGTGGCCCCCGCCGTATGGATGGGGCCGATGGCCAGGCTCGACACCGGGGACATCGTGCCGGAGAGGTGGCTAAAGTGCTGAGACCGTTCGTAGCAGTGCATTCCTGCGTGAAGTTCGCCATGACCGGGGTACACCAGGCGATAAGGGACACATGGGGGAGGGGGTGCCCCTGGCCGCTGTTCCTCTTCGTGGGCAGGCCGGGGGAGGTGCCGCTGGAGCCTCTCACCGACCGCTTCCTGGACGACTGCAAGAAGCACGGGTTCATAGACGAGAGGGGGAGGAGGTTCCACGGGTTCTTCTCCAGGGAGGAGATGGGGAGGCCCCTCCTGCCCGACGAGGTGGAGGTGGGCTGCTGCGACGCCTATATCGCCCTCCCGTGGAAGAAGAAGGAGATTACCAGGTTCCAGCTAGAGCGGGGGTACACCCACTGCCTCCAGTTCGTGGCCGACAGCTACGTGCTGGACTGGGAGGGCATAAGGGGCAGCGGCTTTGAGGGGCACCAGTACGCCGGGACGTGCAACCCAGGCGACGAGGCCATCTGGGGGGCGCACGGCTACTGGCTGACCGCCGCCGCCGCAGGGCTGCTGCTGGACGCCCCCATGGACCTGTGGGCAGAGGACTGGTGGGTGGGGGACATCATGCGGAGGAACGGCATAAACTACCACCGCATAACGGGGATGGGGGCATGGGTGGCAGAGCTGTCCCACCTCGGGCACGGCAAGGGCCTGGACCCCGAGAGGGTGCTGGGCTTCAGGAGGGGGAAAGATGGGAGCATGGCATAACCCCTCGCCCCCAGGCGAGTACAAGCGGTGGACCCTCGTGGAGTACGCCCTCAGGGCGGGCATAGACACCCTGGTGGAGACAGGCTCCTGCGACGGGGACACGATAGAGTACACCAGGTGGTTCTTCAGGGACGTCTACTCCATAGAGCTGTCCGACTTCTTCTACGGCCTCTGCCTGCAAAGGTTCGCAGGGTGCCCCAACGTCCACCTCTTCCACGGGGACAGCGCCGTGGTCCTGCCCTGCATCCTGCACGGCATAGGAAGGCCAGCGGTGTTCTGGCTGGACGCCCACTGGTCGGAGGGGAGGACGGCACGTGGCCCGCAGGACAGCGCCATCCAGGGGGAGCTGGACGCCATCCTGGGGTGGGGGAGGGACGACATCGTGGTCGTCATAGACGACATGCGGGCCTTCGGCACGGCGAAGGACTATCCCCCCGTGGAGGACATAAGGAGGAGGCTGCTGGACGCCCATCCGGACTGGTCCTTCTACGTGCAGGACGACATAGCAAGGGCGCACCGCCCGTTCCAGGAGAAGAGAAATGCATAAGCTGGCGATACTGCTGATTGCGACCGGGGGAGAGAGGTACACCAAGTTCGTGGCCCCCCTCGTGGCCTCCCTGAGGGAGAACTTCCCCCCCCACGACGTCATCCTGTTCACGGACAGCGAGGAGGAGTTCGGGGGCGTCACGAAGGCCCCCTGGGCGGACCTGGGGTGGCCGGGGGCCTCCCTGATGCGCTACCATGCCTTCCTGTCGCAGGAGGAGGCGCTGCGGGGCTACGAGCACCTCCTGTACCTGGACGTGGACATGCTGGCATGCCAGAGGGTGACGGAGGAGGAGCTTTTCTCGGACGGCATAACGGCCGTCATCCACCCAGGGTACCCAGGGACCTTCGAGAGAAGGAGGGAGTCCACGGCCTATGTGGAGGGGGACCCCGCCTACTACCAGGGGTGCCTGCAAGGGGGGAGGACAGACCCCTTCCTGGAGATGTGCAGGGTGCTGGCGGCGAGCATAGACGCCGACAAGGCCAAGGGCATAACGGCGGTATGGCACGACGAGTCGCACCTCAACCGCTACCTCCTGGACCATCCCCCGGCAAGGGCCCTGACCCCCGCATACGCCTACCCGGACCCCAGGGCCATAAGGCACCCGGAGCGCTGGATGACCGTAAGCCCTGCCGCCTTCTCCCCGAAGATAAAGCACCTGGAGAAGCCCGACCAGGCAAGGTGGAAGGCACGCAAGAACGCCCTCATAGCCATCGTGACCTGCGGCCAGCCGAGGTACAGGGAGAGGCTCGCCATACAGAGGAAGACGTGGGTGCCGGCCGCCGAGGCGGCGGGCTACGACGTCGTGGCCTTCGACGGGGAGAAGCTGGGGGTACCGGACGACTACCTGTCCCTGCCGCTCAAGACCAAGGCCCTGTGCGGGTGGGCGCTGGGGAAGGGCTACGACAGCATGATGAAGACGGACGACGACTGCTACGTGAACGTCGCCAACCTGGCGGTGCCGAGGGAGGACTATGCCGGGCTGTTCCTGCCCAGGAACGACTGCGGCAGCGTGGCGATGGGAATCCCGCCGCTGCCCAACGGGACCATCAGGTACGACTACGCCAGCGGCGGGGCATACTGGCTCTCCAGGAAGGCGATGGGGATGGTGGCCGACGCCCCCTTCTACGGGGACTGGGCGGAGGACAGGTGGGTAGGGCAGGTGCTAGGGAAGGCGGGCATAAGGCTGAAGCCCCTCCCTGGGTACCTTATCCCCCCGTTCCTCGACCCGCACAGGAACCAGGTCCCCTTCCAGAAGATAATCAGCAAGGATACGGTGGTGGTGACACAGCTCCCGAGCGCCGGGGACATGGAGGAGTGCCACGACATGCTGACGGGGAGGAAGCCCTTCCCGCCCAGGCCCCCGGCCGTGCCGCCCCGGCCAGTCCCGATAATCATGCCCGTCCCCGGGCCCCAGCGCCCCGTGCAGGTCCAGCGGCCGCCAGCCCAGCGCCCCACTATCCCCCAGCGCCCCGTGCCGCAGCGCCCTCCTGCCCCCCCGCCGAGGTCGGACTGGCAGAGCACCATACTGGGGAACAAGGTCAACCATGCGGTATCCAGGGGGTTCAGGGTGGCAGCGGTATGCCCTATGGGGTCGTCCTACCATATGCAGCTACGCAAGACGATGCCGGAGCACCTGGAGGAGGTGGTAGATACGCCGCAGGGCAAGAAGGTGCTGTTCCTGGTGAGGTAAGTTGGGGAGGAGGACCGACTTTCCCCGGTCCCGGCCCCTCCTCCCCTGCCACGGTGCGGGAGCCAGTTCAGTGGCAGTCCCTATGGCTCGTGGCCCAGGGGAGCTAAAGCCCCCCTCTTGGATGGGCACCGGGGACCTCTAAGAAAGGGGCGGGTAGATGAAAAGCCTCGAAGAACTGATGGCCCTGGACGACGACTCGCCCTTCTGCGTGCTCTCGTACTTCAACCACAACCTGGGGGACCATATCCAGACCCTTGCCCTGCTCCAGCACGTGGCCCCACGGAGGCTCGTGCCACGGGACCACCTGACGGAGCAGGGGGACCTGGTCCTGCTGGCGAACGGGTGGATGGCGTTCTACGGCATGCCCAGGAGGGACTGGTTCCGTGACGTCAGGTACGTGGGCATCCATATAGCCCCCTTCTGCCGGACCACGGAGACGGCCGAGGCGGTAAGGCCCTGCGGCATAGTCGGGTGCAGGGACCCGGCCACGGAGGGGTTCCTCCGCAGGCACGGCCTCCCCTCCGTCCTGGTGGGGTGCGCCACCCTTACCCTGCCGCCGTACCAGGGGAAGAGGGAGGGGGTGTTCTGCGTTGACACGGGGGAGGAGGTCTACAGGGCGGTGTCCGGGGCCTACGGGGACGCCGTCGCCGTGTCCCATACCCTCCCCCCCTTCTCCTACGAGGAGGCCAGCGAGGAGACGGTGGCAGGGCAGTACAGGGAGGCCTACGGCCTCCTCGCACGGTACCGCAGGGCGGAGCTGGTGTTCACGTCCCGCCTGCATGCGGCCCTACCCTGCGTGGCGTTCGGGACGCCGGTCGTGTACGTCGGCCCGGACGACGACCGTACCAGCATCCTCGGCGAGGTAGGAGTCAAGGTGGTAGGGAGGGAAGGGGGCCTGCCGCCTGCCGCCCTGGGAAGGCCGGAGCCGGTAGGTGCCCCGAGGCTGCGGGAGGACTACCTGCGGTTCCTGGAGTGCGCCATGCACCCCTTCACGGGCTAGGCCTCCACCTGGCCCATCAGGTAGGCGACGGTATCGGTAGCGCCCCCCCCGCTCTTGCACACACGGAGCCACTTCCATACCAGGGCAGAGGGGCTGACCATGACCTGCGTGCCGTCCCGGCTGTAGGCGATGCTGACCTCCTCGACGATGGCCGGGGGGGAGCCGCCGGAGGTGAGGTTGCCGGTGATGTCGCACCCCTCCGGTATGGTGGGGGGGCTGGCATAGCGGGCCGGGTCGGCGGCCGGGTCGTTCGAGACCTCCACCCAGACGTCCCCCTCCAGCCCTACGATATGGACGGACATGGCCGACCAGTTGCCTACCCAGGTCCAGGTGCCATCGGCGGCCGCCTTGGTGTCGAGTGCTGTCAAGTGCTTTATAATCATCTGCTCTCCCCTACGACAGGCTTCCCAGCCGGGCCAGCATGGTATGGAGCCTGGTGCCCACCCTTGCCTTCAGCCTGTTCCTGAAATGCTGCCCTGTCCCGTTCAGGCACATGGTCTCGAACCGGACCAGGGTATCCTCCAGCTTCTCCATGGGGGAGGCAAGCACGGGGCCCGCCAGGCCCGTGTTCTCGAACCGGACCAGGGCGTCCTCAAGCTTCCCCATAGGGAGGCCGCTGCCCTTCCCCTTGTCGTCCTTGTCCTCTGTACCCATACCGTCCCGCTACTCCTTCATCAGGGAGATGAGCTGCTCGACCACCCTCTGGAAGCCCTGCGTGATATGCTCCTGGTTGGCGGCAAGCGTGGCCTGCCTCTCGGCTATCCCCCGGATAATCTCGAACTGCGAGGCATGCACGTCCGACTGGTGGTGTATCGCCTCGGCAAGGGACTGGATGGCCTTGGAGACGTCCCCGAAGAGCGTCGTACGGCTGTTCAGGAGTTCCAGCATGGCCCTGGACTGCTCCCGGTGGTCCTTCAGGGTGTCATAGATGTCCTTGAAGTTGCGGTCGTCGTCCTTGGTGTGCTGCTCAAAGGTGCCTGCAAGCCTGGACAGGCTCTCGTCGGCCGACTTGATGGTCTTGGTGTTGGCCTCGATGTCCTTCACGGCGGAGGTGAGGACCTCCTTGGCCTTGTCCTCCGCCTTGGCAAGGTATCTGCTTATCTTCCAGGCGATTAGGATAAGGGTAGGCCATCCCAGGCCGGGGAGGGCGTACTTTATCAGCCAGGTCCACGGGCCGGGCTGCGCTGCGCTGGGGTCCAGGAAGAACAGCATCCAGTCTTCTCCTAGAGGGTAGGTTCCCTCATATATGGGCCGTGTAGCTAGGGGTTTACCTCAGCCTCGTCCTCCGGTGGAAGGGGTTGGCCACCACCACCGTGCCGGGGGACATCATCAGCCCCCTCTGTAGCCTGCGCATCCGCTCTATGACCTTGATGTCCGTCATGCTTACCCCGTCCAGGGACATGAGGGGGGCGGGCGGCTTCTGCATCTGCTCCTGGATGGCGAGGCTGGCCCCGGAGGGGTCCACGTGCAGGCCCCCCTCGTCCATCAGCCACTTCTGGGCGACGTAGGCGACCTCCTCGGCGGCGTCGCACATGTCGTCCGTGGCCCCCTTCTCCGGGGGTGCCTGGACCCTAATCTGGTACTTGCCGACGTACTCCGCCTCCACCGTCCTCAGCTCGTGCATGAACCTGGGGACGTAGGGGAACCTGCACCTGGTGTTGTCCATGTACCCCTTGAGGGCGAAGGCCATCTGGGAGTTTATAATGGTAGTGAGGTTGAGCAGCTCGATATTGTATATCTCGTTTATCTCCAATAGCTGGACGAGCTGCTGCCCGCCGTGCTGGTCGGTGGCCCCACGGAAGCAGGGCATGACCCGGTTGAGCGCCCGCAGCCAGAGGACGATGTCCTCCAGGGGCAGCGCCCGGTAGCCGACGTACTTGGTAGCGCCGGGCACCGCCTCCACCCCGGGCCCCTCGAACCTCTCCCCGACCATCATGCGGTCGATGTAGTCGTACACCAGCATCAGGGGGTTCTTGCCCCCGACGTGCTCCAGGTGCCCGATGGCGACCGCCGTGGCGTTCCTCATCATGCCCAGGTCCAGGCCCCAGAAGTACTGCCGGCCGATGCAGGAGGGGGCGAAGACCGTCAGGTTGAGGCGGGCGGTCTCGGGGATGGGCTTGGGGTCGGGCCCCTCGGTGTACCTGACGTCCGTGCATGCCCGGATAGTGGCCTCGGTGACGTAGGTCTCGGAGGAGTCGAGGAACTGCCCCCCGTACTCCGCCCTGAACGTCATCGGACTCTTCTCGTGCTCCTCGTGGAGTATCTTGGGGAGGACGGTGGGGTTCATCTCCGCCGTCGATACCCTCAGGGTGAAGATGCTGGAGTCCTTCCCCTTGTCCAGGGCCAGCCTGTGGAGGTCGTACATCTTGCCGACCTTGGTCCAGGGGGAGCTGATGCTGACGATGAGCGAGTCCTGGAACTCCCTGTACTGCGGGGGGTCGAGGTGCTTCATCTGCTCCTGGCTTATCCAGGAGCCGTTCAGCAGCTCGGCATGGTGGAAGTTGAGGGTGCTGGGCGTGGCCGCCTGGTAGACCTCGTCCGAGGTGGAACCCTTCTCCGACCGGAAGTGGGCGAACTCGTCCAGGGCCAGCATAAGGCTGCTGGGGCTGCGCACGGAGCGGGTGGTGCAGGGGTGGGAGTCCACGTTGACGGTGGGGGTGACATCCCTCTTGCCACGGTCGGACTCGGTGATGAACCCCATCCAGGTGCCGGTGCCTGCCTTGAAGAAGGGGGCGAAGAAGGGGGCCCGGTTGACGTCCTCACGCAGCTTGTCGTAGAGGCGGTCCGACCCCTCCTCGTCCTGGGCCAGGAAGGTGAAGTCTATGTGGGAGTTCGGGACGAGGTCGAAGTACTCCTGGGGGCTGCGGAAGTTGAGGAGGAGGTAGAGCTTGTATGCCGCCATGGCGCTGACTAGCTGGGACTTGCCCCCCCTGCGGCCAGCGATGATGCAGGCCTCGTTGTACCCCCTCTCGGGGATGTCCCGCCAGTCCCCTATGTTGCAGCGCCCCTCCTCGTGGAAGATATGCAGGGCCTCGGACTCCGTGACCGTGGTGAGCAGGCGCTCCCGGAAGACGTCGTAGAGGGGGACCTTCTTCTCCTTGTAATCCATCGGGACGCCGAACACGCACTTTATGATGAGGCGCTGGACGGGGAAGAGCCTGACGCTCAGGCCACGGTGGGACTCTATGAAGTCCACGGCGTTGAGGGTCTCGTGGGGGACGGATATCCCCCTCTCCTCCACCGACTTGCTGATGAAGCCCTCTCCCCTCCTGAACCTGCCTGCGCTGGGCATACCCCTCCTATATGAGAGAGCAATAGAGGAATCCCAGGGGAAGGCAGGCCCGCCCGGTGTATTCTTATAGCGGAGGGACCAACCCCGATGAGCAGGCTCGCCGACCTTCACGAGGCCCTGGTGGAGATAACCAAGGACTGCTGGCCCGACATGCGCACCCCGGACAAGCAGGGGGTGTTCGGGTGCGTCCACGGGCACGGCCTGGACAACGGCTGCGTGCCCCACCTCCGCTTGAGCGACGCCAGCATGACCCCCAACATGGTAGGGGGATACAACCTCTTCCTGACTATCGTGAAGGGGGCCTCCGGCCTGCTGAACGTCAACCTGGCCGACCTCATAGCCATAGCCAGGGCGGCGGACCCCGAGAAAATCAAGGCACTGGAGGGGCAGTGAAGCGGTTCAGCTACAAGGGATATGTCCCCCTGCGCCAGGGGAAGCTGGACCTCCTGGTAGGCGGGGGGGTGGCAAAGGCTCTGGGCATTGACAGCGGGGACGTCTATGTCGAGGTGGTGGCCCGCCTCCAGGCCCCCAGGAGGAAGAAGAAGCCCGAGGAAAGGGTATACAGGGTCAGTAAGGCCCTGCGGCAGCTACTCAAGGAGGCGGACGCCCGCTTTGGCGTCTGTCCAGGGTGCGGCAAGAGGATGGAGGAGGTCCACGACGTGATGGGCGACTCCTGGCAGTGCAGGGAGTGCGGGCACACGGAGGAGATGTGGCAGGGGGACAAGAGTGGGTAAGAAGACCCCGGAGGGGCGTGTCATCACGGTCCGCCTGACCACAAGGTGCTGCTACCAGTGCGCCCACTGCTGCTTCGAGTGCGGCCCCAGGCGCACCGATGGAGAAGGTGTTCCTCCCGAGCTGCCGGGCCTGCTGGACGAGCTGGACCTGCGGCGGCGAGCAACGGGCGATGGCACGGCTTGCCGAGCAGGAGGCTGAGCGGAGGCATACGGAGGATACAGCATGAACATGAAGGCCTTGATGGAGGAGACGGCAGGGAAGCTGGAGAGGCTCTCGCTGGACCTGGAGGAGTGGAACGGGCGGATAGAGGCAGGGGGGTGGAGCACCGTCCAGGTAGAGTTCAACAGGCAGGAGGCCGGCAAGTGCGCCGTTCTGGCGCTGAGAATCCGGGAGGGGCTGGCGGGGCTGTAAGCGCCTGGCCTGCTCCTCCCCTGAAACGGAGGGATACGCATGGCAAGCAGGCTGAGGGGGGTAAGCGACGAGGAGCTGAAGGCCGAGCTGGAGCGGCGGCAGAAGGAGGCCAGTGCGCCCCCGGAGGCGCTTGCCAGCCCGAGCTTCGACGGCGTCGTGCGCCTGGCGAAGGAGATAGTCGAGGCGCATGCCGAGGGGAAGGACGACGACGACCAGGCACACTGGTGCTTCGAGGCCGTCCTGGAGGCCATCTACGGCAAGGGCATCTGGGACTGGTGGAACGCACGCTGCTAAAGCTGGCATGGGAGGCCGTGGCATGATTGAGAAGCGCATCGTGTACTTCGCACAGGGCGCAAGGGTGGGGTGCGACAACGACTGCCGCAAGGCATGGGGCATCCAGTGCCGCCCCCGTGTGTACTTCGACGCAGGGGGGAGCCTGGTGGGCATCGGCACCAGTACCAGCGACATGCAGGAGATAGAGGAGGGGACGCTCCCGTTCCTCAAGAGGGACGAGGAGGTAGACCCCGACAACCACGCCTATATCCCGGACCGCCTCCTGGGAAAGGCCCCTACGGACCTCGGCACCTACGAGGGGGGGCACGGCAAGCCCGACTGGAGGCCCAGGACCGGGGAGAAGATGAACAAGTGGTGCGTGCGCCAGTGCGAGCGCTGCGTGATGACGACCCCCGGCAACTCCGACGGCCCCCTGGCCCTGCCCGACATGGACACCTACCGGTTCAACAGCCCGAGGACGGAGAGGCTGGTCCGGGCGATGCCGTTCTGGGACATCGCCCTGGACAGGCAGGTGAGGAAGGCCCTGGGCAACGGGGTATACGACAAGAGGGACCTGATACTCGCCCCCTTCTTCGCCAAGTCCGACGCCTACTGGAAGGAGCGCTTCGGCTCCAGCCCCAGCGGGTTCCCCTGCGGCGGCACCCGGAACTTCAAGGGGCTGAGCCTGAGGGCGCTGGAGAGGCTGACCCGCCTGGGGGTCGCCTCAGAGGGACCCTGGAACAACTGCCCCGGCAACGCCGCCTTCCTGGGGTTCATGCGCAAGCACCCCTCCTGGACGGCGCACGGCTACGCTGTCTCCCCCGACAGGGGCGACGTCCGCCTTACCATCGAGGGGCTGGAGAAGGAGGGGAGGGTCGGCACCAGGGAGGGGAAGGCGTTCAGGGAGGCCTTCGGGAGGGCCGACGAGTTCGAGGTAGGGAAGCGCTATGCAAGGTGCTGGTATGACTAGAGGGAGCGCTGCCATGAAGAGGGTACCGTACTTCCTGGGGCTATGCACCAGGTGCAGGCAGGTGGTAGTGGGCCACCTGCTGCGTGGAAGGCCCCCTTGCAACAGGCTCTACGGGGCCGGCGTCCCACGCCGGGGGATAACCCTGGTGGGCAGGCGGGGGGCCAGGCACAGGGTGCTGTACCTCCATGACGTATGCGAGAGGGGGGGCATGGTGCCCCCGAGGGACCCATGCAGAGGGAGGCAGTGATGGCATACTCGATAGGGAGCGTCTGCCCAGGGTGCGGGAACAGCATCGCAAAGCTGGAGCGCTGCCCGAAGTGCTACAGGCGGCCGGAAGCGGAAGTGCCTGATAAGAAGCGGGATAAGCCTGCCAAGAAAAACATGTAGAAATATGTATCTACGTGTAGAATCCCTCCCGGAAAGAGGCTTTCCGGTGTATTATATAGGTGGAGGGAAAAACACCCATGGCAAAGCAGACCAAAAAGGAAGCCGCCACAAAGCTAGCCGCCGCCAAAAAGGAAGCCGTCCGCAAGGTCACAGCAGCGGAGGACGTCTACCGGAAGTCCCCCCGTACCCTGGCGGACTGGCGCAAGTTCATGGCGGTCGTCTGCAACAAGGCGTAGCCCCTATGCCGCTTTCTCCCGCCAAGCTCGAATCACTAAGACAGAAAGGCCTTATTGTCCCCATAGAGAAGAAGCTAGAAGAATGGCGAATGGACCACCTGTGGGATGCCTACAGAGAAGGAAGGGATGAGGGGCTGAACATCGTAGACCCCGCCCATGTCAGGGTGACAACGGAGGGCTTCGCAGAGGTTCGGCTCTGGCTCAGTATCCCTGACCTGTTCCCTGTCTGGGCCCCGGCCCACGAGGAGTGGAGCTGGAGGCTCCGGGACGGGGCGCAGCTTGTTGGCATCCATGACGGGGTAAAGACCATCATCGGGAGGCGCATGAGGGCTGGGAGGGAGCTTGCCGTATGGTGGGGCCACCTCAGCAGCCCGGAGACGAGGCCCCCCAACTGGCAGGTATCGAAGCCGTCAAAGATGCGTATGTCCTCCCTTGCTGCTTTCCTCCTGGACGGCACTCCGCAGCCCCTTGACGACGACTGGAGGGGGCTAGACCCCGACCCGACCAGCCTGGACCTGCCGGTCACGGCCGCCCTGTTCTCGGGCTGGCTGTTCACGGACAGTACCCGCTTCTCAGAATGCCCCAAGTGCGGGCAGGCTGCTGGCCTGCCATGCCGTACCCCAAGGGGGGCCAGGGCCCGCATCCCCCACGGGGACGAGAGGCGCAGGAAGGCCCTGGAACTCCTGAACACCATGAACTAGACCGGTATTACCCCCCGCCCGCCGAAGACCAAGGTATAGTAGAGCCATGAGGAAGAGAAGGCTGTTCCCAAGGAACCCTCGGACCGCCTGGAGGATGGCCCCTGCCTGGATAAGGCGGTGGGCGAGGGAGTCCTTCCGCTTCGAGCGCTACAAGGAAAGGCTGGGAGAGATGCTGGGCCCCAGGATGTGACGTAGAATCCCCGCCTGCCCCGTGTAGGACGGTGTATACTATGCCTGGAAGACAATACCAGGCAGGAGGAGGGAAGCAGAATGGCCAAGGTTTACGGACCGCCCAGGGAACTGCCCGTCCCGGAGATGGACTTCGAGCACTTCGACTGGAAGGCATGGCAGAGGACCGAGGCGGAGTACATAGGAAAGCTCCGGCAGTACTGCACGGAGCACGGCAGCGGCGACTGCAAGGGGGAGACAATCACCTTCCCCGTGGCGGACGGGCACGCCATCTACATGGTGTACAGCCTCAGCCCGGCAGTCCTGATACACATCCCGCTGGGGGACGCATGGCAGTACCGGGGCATCGAGCACTTCTCCGCCAGGGGGCTGCGCCAGGAGGTGCAGCGCCAGCGGGAGTGGAGCAAGCTCTGGAGCGGGAAGAAGGAAGAGGGGGCGGCACAGGCAGCGGCATGAGGGAGAGGACCTCCATAAGCGCCTACAGGGTGCGCCTCACCTACTTTGCGGGCGGGTGGTGGCATGCCTATGCCTCCAGGTCCGACCGCAGCGGCATGTACCATACCGCCAGGGGGGAAGGTCCCTTCAAGGCGGACGCCGTGGCCAGCGCCAGGAGGAACCTGCGGAGGCAGCTACGGAGAGAATCCCGCCAGCGCCCTGTGTATCCTGGTGTATAGTAGTAGCGGGAGGGATTACCCATGGCAGTAAGGGCATTCAAGGTGACGCTGACGGACGGGGACGCATCCCAGGACTTCCTGGTCGGGGTGCGTGGGGAGTGGCTGATAAGCATACCGCAGTTCGACGACATCCAGAGGGCCATTGGCGACACCTTCAAGGGCAAGGGGAGGGCCGAGGTCAGGTTCCTGGGCTGCTTCCAGGAGTCCATGGTATGGGAGGAGGAGGACCTCCTCAAGTGCCTGGACAGGAAGAGGGGGCCCCGCAGGAAGAGGGGCACGGCAAGGGGAGACCGATGAAGAGCCAGTCGCAGCGCTATACGGTAAGGGCGGTCGGGCGGCGGGGCGTAGGCCGCCCCTGCTGCGCCGTGTGCGGGTGCGCCCGTGAGATGGTCCCCGGGAGCGGCGTCTGCGCCCACCAGTGCTTCTGGCTGCTCCCAGGATGGGTGGCCTACAACTCCCTGACGGGCAGGATGGTGTTCAAGGACCACCGTGCCCTGCCGCTGGCGCTGATGCACAGGGTAGACGGCAGGGGCAGGCGGCATGCCGCATCCTTCCCCAGGATAGTGGCCATGGCGAACGCCCTGGGCTGGAGCGGCGGCACCGACGCCCCCTCGCAGCCCACCTTCATCGACATCTACCGGGAGGAACAATGAAAAAGCTAGCGAAAGGGCTGAAGGAGCATACCCAGCGCCTTCTCGGACTACTATAACAGCCAGGAGGTTGACCCGCACGGGGGGGTGAGGCTGAGCGAGACAGAGTTCAGGAACGCCCTGCAACATGCCTACGTCTCCGGGATACAGCTAGGGTACTGCATCACGAGGGACTTTGTGGGGGACGGCCCCCCGCTCGGGGCAAAGGACCGGGTAAGGAAGTTGGACCGACCCATGTACCACCTGGACGAAAAGGTCCCGCTGGTCTTCAGGTATGACCGCTAAGCACTGACAGGAGAGTGTATGAGAGACAGGGACCCACGTGAGAAGAAGCGCAAGAAGAGGGAAATACCGGTATGCCTCTACTGCGGCATAAACACAGCGAAGGGGGGAAGCCCCTACTGCTGCAAGGCCTGCGAGAGGTACGACCAGGAGTACAGGGAATGGCTGAAGCCGGAGAAGAGGTAGACCTGCAAGGCTACTCCGTGGTGAGCACAGGCGGCAGAAGGGGGCACCTGGTGCCGTTCGGGGAGAGCACCACCCTGTGCGGCAAGGGAGCGGGGCGGATGCCCTACCTGCGGGACAGGTTCGAGCCGGAGAAGGACTGCCCTGGATGCTACCGGAAGTACCAGAGGAAGCGGCTAAGGATGGAGACATGAGGGAGCGTGCCCGAAGGCCCCCTACCACGGGGTGCTGGTACGGCGCAGGGGGCGCAGCGAGGCAGAGGCGCTCAGGCGCACCATCAGGGCAGTGCAGGCGAAGGGCCTGTGGGAGATGACATGCCGATGAACCTCAAGGCGGAGTTCCTGAGGAGGGCGACGGGCACGACCGCCCTGACCAGGACCCTGAGGAAGGCCGTGGGCGTCCTGGCAGGGTGGGGCATACCGCACTACGTCTGTGGCGGGTTCGCCGTGCAGGAGCACGGGTACCCCAGGATGACCATCGACGTGGACATCATCGTGCCGGACCCTGCGGAGGCAATCTGGCGTCTCCAGCAGAGCGGGCTGTTCAGGAAGAACCAGGGGTCGGGGATGACCGTGACGGACAGGGAGACCAGGGTGCCGGTAGACCTCCTGCAAGGGGGGAGCACGGTGTCCAAGGGGGGGAAGTTCTCCCTGCCTATGCCCACGAAGGTATCGGGAAGGCCCCTGCTGCTCACCCTCGAAGACCTCGTATCCACCAAGCTGTCCTCGGGAAGGCAGAAGGACCTTGCGGACGTGGTAGAGCTGATAAAGCTGAACCGGCTGCCGAGGGGATACGGAGTCGATGCGTCGGTAAGGGACAGGTACCTGGGGGCATACCGGCTGGCGGAGAAGGAGACCAGTGAAAACCCATAGCGAGTTCAACTGTGTACCATGCGGAACGGTAAGGTGCGGCGTGCCCAGGGAGGAAGGCAGGAAGACGGACATGCTGACCGGCACCATCGGCGACGGCATGGGATGGATAGACGTGCGCAGGCCCAGCGACGGCTTCGAGCCGGAGTGGGAGGAGCACGTCGATGCCACGACCATCCGCATCATCAAGCGGCTCTACAGGCTGATGAACGGGCAGGACTACCCCGAGGGGGAGGTAATCTCCCCCGCATACGCCTCCGTCATCGGCGGGGAGATAAGGAAGCTGGTCAGCGAGCTGACGGAGCACTGGTACTGAGGGGGGCAGGGATGCACAAGAGGGAGCGGGACGACAAGGCAGGCTTCCCCTTCACGGGGGGGAGGCAGGGGATGGACGAGCTTATCCTGGAGGCCATAAGGGTGACCGACAACACCTGCCTCTTCGAGGTAAGGATGCTGCTCGGCTCCAGGGCGAAGGTCGCCGTGCCGGACGAGGAGCGGGCCTTCAGGGCCATGCTCAGCTACGACGACTACCAGGAGTTCACGGCAGGCCTCCAGCGCCTCAAGGAGTCCGGCAAGCTGCGCAGCTACTCCGTCAGGCCCGTGCCGGACGAGGGGTGGTTCGACATCGACATGTGCGAGGCAATCGTGCAGATGGTCAGGGACCTGGGGGTATACTTCCCAGGGGAGGCACCGGGGGACCGCAAGGATGCCTAGCAACGGCAACCGCCTCGTGTCCTGGGGGCACATGGAGGACAGCGGGGCGGGCGTGAAGGTCGAGTGGTGGAAGCACCAGGGGCCGCAGGACGCAACCGTCCTGGTGCTCAGGAGCCGTGCCCCCGTGGCATGCCTCACGGACGGCGGGGGGACGGCATGGACGAGGGACATGGAGTTCCCCAAGGGGCGCTACCACGTGTCGGTATGGCACTGCGCAGGCCCCCTCCCGCCCGGCACGGTGGTCACCGTGTCGCTGGAGGACAGGGGCCTCGTGGTGATGACCATAGAGTAGGAAGGGCAGCCATGGTGAACTGGTATGCGGTAGACTGGCTGGAGGTGGCGCTCCTGTCGGCGGTAGCGGCAGTGCTCCTCGTAGCGGTGGCCGCCATCCTGGGCATCGCAGGGAACATGGGCGCTATCGCAGGGCACGTGGCAGGGCAGGGGCCAAGGAGGGGAAGGTACCGATGACCAGCATACTGAGGCGCAAGACCAAGCTGTGCCTGGAGACGCCGCTCCTCGTGGGGAAGCGCCTGATGGTGGCCCACGTGGAGGCATGGGGGCTGAGGCTGCGCCCCAAGGGGTGCAGGCACGAGGTCAGCATATCCTGGGCGCAGATGTGGAACCGGGCGAACCAGATTGCGGCCGAGGCCCGCAGGGAGGAGCGCCTGAGGAAGGCGAGGGCGAGCGGCAGGGCCATATGCTACTGCGCAGGGGGGCCGCACCCACGCTAGGGGGAGGGATAGTGGCGGACGCCAGGTACTACCATGCCAAGCGGGCGCTCGACGTGGCCCTGGCCGTGCTGCTGCTGGCGGCCGTGTCCCCGCTCCTTGCCGCCCTGGCCGCCGCCGTGCGCCTGACCTCCCCCGGGCCCGCCCTGTTCAGGCAGAAGCGGATGGGCAGGCACGGCAGGCCCTTCACCATGTACAAGCTGCGGACCATGCGCAACGGCTCGGCCCGCAGGCTGGACCTGGTGGAGAGGGGCGACCCCAGGGTGACCCCGCTGGGGTGGCTGCTGCGGCGCACCCACCTGGACGAGCTGCCGCAGCTCTGGAACGTCCTCGTGGGCGACATGAGCATGGTCGGCCCACGGCCGGACGAGTACGGCATAGCCGAGCACCTGTCCAGGACGGTGCCCGGCTACTCCGACTGCCTGGACATGCCCCCCGGCATCACAGGGCTGTCCCAGCTCGTGGGGCGGGAGAGGGTCAACTCGCTGGGGAGGGGGTACGAGGTGCGCCTGCACCGCTGCTACCGCCGCCGCAGGGGGCTTGCCTACGACCTGCTGCTGCTGGCGGTCACCGTCTCCCATGTGCTCAGGGGCAGGGGGGTATAGCCTGCCGGTTAGGAGGAGGTATGGACGAGAGGATACTGCACCCAGGGACCCGCAGGGAGTCCATGCTCGGGCACGCCAGGGCCCTGCTGGGGCTGCTGGAGAAGCCCAGGCTGGAGACGGACCGGGAGGCCCTGGGATGGGAGAAGGAGGTAGGCTGCCGGGTATGGGAGCTTTACCATGACCTCAACGACCGGGACTTCGAGGCGGACTTCCCGAGGAGGGGCAGGTGAGCGCAGGGCTAGCGGTCATAGGCCTGTTCCTGGCCATGCTGGTGCCCAATGCCCTGGTGATATGGGGGGCAGGGAGGAGGAAGTGATGGCAGAGAAGGCCCGCAGGGAGGAGATGCTGAGGGACGCCGAGCGCCTCGTGGCGCTGCTCCGGGAGGGGCAGGACGGGTACCTCTCCTGGCACATGTCGGTGGACGAGACGATGAGGAGCCTGGTGAAGAACTACTACAGCCGGGCAGAATCCCCTGCCTGCTCCGTGTAGGACGGTGTATACTATACCCGATGGACAGAGACTTCTTCAAGCCGGAGAACCACCCCTATACCGAGAACCCCACCTATACGGGCCCCGGATGCGCCGTCTGCGGCAGGCCGCTGGAGGAGCACCCGCAGGGCAAGGCAGGGGTGTCGGCGAACCGGGCGGTAAGGCGGATGCTAAACCAGGAGGAAGGGTAACCTATGGCTATCACGGGCTTCGACAGGACGTCGTGCCGTATCCTCAGCAGGGACATCGAGGAGGCGTTGCAGGCGATAGCGGCCAAGCACGGAATCGTAATCAGGCCGGGGAGGGGGACGTTCTCGGGCGGGCACTTCACCCTCAAGGTCGAGTGCAGCACCGTGTCCCAGGACGGGACCGTGAACAGCAAGGAGGCGGAGGACTTCAAGAGCTACGCCACCCTCTACGACCTCCAGGCGGACGACCTCGGCAAGACCATCACCTTCAGCTTCGAGAGGTACACCATCACAGGCATGCGCCCCAAGGCTACACGCTTCCCCATCCTGGCGAAGCGTGCGAAGGACGGCAAGGTGTTCTGCCTCCCCGTGGACGGCGTGCGGCGTGCCCTGGAGCAGCAGGAGCCGGGGCGCAAGAAGGCCCCCGATGCCCCCGCTGTCGAGAAGTGGCCGCACGGGCTACAGCCCATCAACGGCTAGTCGGAGGGCGGAGCGCCCGGCACGTCGATGTCAAGCTCGTGCCCTGCAAGGACCATTATGTCCTCCCCGAAGTACGGCCCCCTGCCCTTGACCTCAAGGGCATGGGGGCCTGCCGGGAGGGAGAACGCACCCAGCTCGCCTATATACCCGGCAAGCGCCTTGTCCACGAGGACCTGGTCACCCCTGGCCCCGCCCCTGATGACCACCGTGCCTGTCTCTTCCCTATCGGGCTGCGGGGTCACCTCTACCCTCTGCCCAGGGTGCAGGTCGTCGTAGGCATAGTAGCAGCCCCCCTCGATTATGATGTATACCGGGTCGTCGTAGCCCCACCACCAGGGCCCTACGCCGTAGGGCCAGATGTCGAACCCCCAGTAGAACCCGCCGTACCGGAACCCCCGGTGCCCGTGCCATCCCCGTCCGCCATGGAAGTAGGGGGACCCGTGCCAGGGGACGAACCGGTGCCCCCTCCCGAAGTAGGCGCTGTAGCGTCCCCCTGGGATAGAGGCATGGTAGGGGCTATGGTAGGAAGACTGGCCGGGTGCCCGTATACTGCCGTGGGCCTCGCCAGGATGCCCCGCAGGAGCGCCAGGACGCCCGTAGGAGCGCCCCCCCGCCCTGGCAGGTGCCTGGGCATGGGTACCCCCTCCGCCCGGCCTGGGGGCGGCAGCAGGGGAAGGGGACCTTCCTCCCGCAGCCGGCCCGCCGTGGCGCTGGGCAGGGGCAGGCAGGGAGAGAAGCAGGAACACGAGAGCAGAGAGCAGTATCTTGCTCATACGCACCTCCACCTATACAATACCTTGGCTTTTAGATGCTGGCAGCGGCGGCAGGGTTACTTCTGCTTGATGGCGGCCTCGCCCTGGGAGACGGGAATCTCGGCCTTCTCCACGGGCTTAGGCTCTGCCCCCTGGTCACGGTCGGTGACGAAGGCCCCGCTCCCGGTGGCCGTCCGGTTCTCCATCCTGGAGGGGGGCTTGGGCTTGCCCTCCTCGTCACGGTCGGTCGTGAACGCCCCCTCGCCGCCGGCCTCCTTGGCAAGGTCGTCCTCCTCGGCAGGCTCGGTCCCCCCGACAGGCATCTCGCCGTGCAGGCCCTCGTCCCCGTCCCCTGCGCCCTCCGCAGGGGGAAGCTCCTCCTCGCCGGCCTCCGCAAGGTCTATCCCCAGGTGGGACGCCAGGTTCTCCAGCCCTGCGGCAATCTCGTCGATGGAGCGGTAAAGCTCGACCACGGCGTCCTCGACCTGCTCCGGGGCCACCTCGGCGATGCGCCGGAACTCGGCGGCGTACTTCCTCCTGGCCGCTGTCCTGGCCCTCAGGGACGCCGCATGCGGGGCGCTCACCAGGTCCAGGTTCTCACGCAGGGCGGCGGCGGACGCCCCCCATGCGCTGGCGGCGTGCGCCAGCTCCCCGAGGGCCTCCCCGACCTTCTCAGGCTCCCTGGCGGCCACCTCCCTCAGCAGGCCGTACTCCTGGGCCTTCCTGTCCTCGGCTATCGCCGCTATCTTCTCCCTTAGGGCTTCCCTCGACGTCTTTGCCATGTTCTCCTCCGCCGCCTTCCTGGCGGCTCTTAAAATGGTTCCTGTAGTCTCTATGCCCTCTCCCTTGTCAGGTCGCAGTCCTCGGGGCTGCACACGCACTGCGCCTCGGGGCGGTCGCAGGCGTCGCAGTAGCCATCCCTCCTCGGCTGGCGCAGGAAGGCTGACCTGAACCCCCTGCCGGACGATACCATGTGGTAGGGGCCTCCGGGTATCTCAGGCTCCACGGTGTGCCTCAGCCTCCGGCGGGCGGCCTGGTCGTCCGGCTGGGATATGGCCTGGGAGGCGGCCGCCCAGGGGTCCTCCCTCATGTCTGCGGCGGGGGTGCCCTCAGGGGGCCGCTGCTGGGCGGGGAGGGCGGCCGTCCTGGAGGAGCGCATCTCCATGGGGGGGAGCTGGCCCCTCCTGACCATGTCCTCCTCCTGCTCGGGGGTGAGGTCGGACTCCTCGGGTATGACCCTCGTGGTCCCCTTCACCTCCAGGCCGTCGTCCATCATGCCGTCCACGATAGGGTCGGCATAGCGTGCCTCGACGGCCGCAGCGTTGCCGTACCACTGCCAGCTCTCAAGCTGGAGGTTCTCGTCAATCCAGTCCTTCCCCCTGTCGCTCATGGGGATGAGGAGGACGACTGACCCCTCGTTCTTCACCTCTACGTCGGCCATGCTATGTCCTGTCGTGCCCTGGGTTGTTGGCGAAGTGGTCCCTCACGCACAGGGCGCAGTAGCTCTGCTCGCAGCCTGGGCACCTGCTGACCTCCCTCGCCGTCTTGCAGGTTGCGCAGCGGGGCACCTCTACCTGCTTGGCGGAGGTCTTGCCCGCCTCGGGGGCGTCCTGCGGCCCGCCCGGCTCCGGCCCCGTCCTGCGGGACTCCCTGTCCTTGTCGGACTCCTCCAGCCTCCTCTGACGCCTCATCTCCCCCTCCCTCACCAGGAGGCGGACGATGTTGGGCAGCACGTGGTGCTCCTCGGGGGGGAGGCGCAGGAAGGTCCTGACGTATGTCTCCATGGTCTCGGGGAACATGGCGAAGAGCTTGGCGAAGTCGTCGTGCCCCAGGCGCTTGTGGCTCCCCACCTCCTGCTGGAGGGACCTCCAGCGCCCCTCTATGTCGGGGAGGGAGGGCTTGGCCCCGTAGGTCTGGGCATGCTCGTGCATCAGGCGCAGCAGCCGCACGTACTGGCTCGGGGAGTAGGGGTACCTCTTCCTGCCCTCCGGCCGCTTCTTCTGCTCCAGGAGCCAGTGGTACAGGCCCTCGGTGAACCTGCCCTTGATGACCTTCTTGCGCCGGAGGCTGTAGTCGCCCAGCTCGGCGGTCTCCTCGGCCTCACGGAACTCCTTGCCCGACTCGGGATGCTCCAGGTAGTCTATCGGGCCATATGCCTCCTCCCCCCCTATCTCGACCGGGTCCAGGCTTACCACGTCCTCCTGCTTCCAGCCCTTCGGCAGGCCCCTGATAATCCGCCTGAGGTACTTCTTGCCCTTGTCCACCGAGTACAGGAAGGTCTTCTTCAGGAACTCCGTGACCTGCTTCTCCAGCGGCAGCTCCTCCGTCTGGCCCGGCCCCCACTTGAACCTGTCTATGGTCTGCTGGAAGCCGGAGGGGTTGTTGGGGTTGAGCTTCTTAAGCTCGTACAGCTCCTTGGTGATGGCCCAGTGGGTGACCTCGTCGATGTCCTCGTCCTCGGCGGGCCCCAGGCCCTTGCTCATGATGTTGAAGAGGTACTTCGACCAGTCCATGGACTGGTCCACCGGGAGGCCCGCCTCCCGGATGGCCCCCTTGACATAGAGGTCGTAGTCCTTGTTGTAGGCGAGCCGCCGCAGCAGGGCGGCGAAGCGGGACATGCCCAGGGGGACGGGGTCGAAGTGGGTCCAGGGCGGGGCAGGCTCCCCCGTGATGTCGGCAAGGCTCACGAGGACGCCGTCCTCGGTCCTGACGGCAGAGACAACTACCCACGGCTGGCCGTCGGTCGAGCCGACAAGCCTGCCTGGGACGAGCAGGCGGGCGTCCGCCGCCTTGCAGGTGAACATCGGCTTGCCCTCCTTAGTCGAGGACCACGTCGTTGGGGTCGGTGGAGCCTTCTGCCTTCTTGTCCTCCTTGAAGGCGGCCTCCAGGGTGCTGAGGTACTCCTCGTGGTCCTTGAAGGCCTGGATGTCCTTGGGCTGCCCGGTGTCGTCCTTGGCAGCGACCTTGGCACCCAGCTTCTCCAGCTCGGCGGCGTAGAGGGAGTTCATGTTCTCTGCGTCGATGCGTGCTATCTTCTTGGCCATTTTCCTCTCCTTGGGCAGTGTTGCCCTACTAAGGTATGCCATAGTGCGTTTTCAGGCCCCCTCCAGGCCCCTACGTGACGGTGATGGCCAAGGCCTGGGACGCCACCACGTCCGGGGGGGCGGAGGAGTCGTAGGCGACGCAGCTAAGGGTTATGCTATGCTGGAAGCCGTTGGAAACAGTATAGATGCCGGAGCCGCTGGTCTGGAGCACCCCCGTGTCCAGGGAGTCCCCCACCCCGTTGTCGCCGTACATCCTGACAGAGGCGATGTTGAGGCCGGTCCACAGCAGGTAGACGGGCTGCCCCGCCGCTGCCGTGGAGGGGTCGGCGACGAAGGACGCCCAGGGGGGGAGGCTGTCGTCCCCCCCCGGTGAGCAGTAGGCCACCAGGGCGAACCCCGGCAGGTCGGCGTATATGCCCCCCTCTGCGACTATGAGCTGGGAGAGGGTGGCCGTGCCGGGGTAGTAGTGAGCGTCCCCGCTGTAGGACGCCGTCACCAGGTGCGTCCCCACGGCCCACGGGCTGGAGGGGTCCATGGTCCACTGCACGGTGCCCGAGGGGGGGAGGGCATAGGTGCCCATGCCGCCCGTCACGGAATCCGTCAGGGTGACCGTGCCGGTAGGGAGGGTAAGCACCCCTGCGGGGGGGGATACCGTGACGGTCAGCATAAGCTCTTGCCCGAAGAACTGGGGGTTGTGGTCGCTGGCGATGCCCACCACGGGGGCGTACTTGTCCACCACCACCTGGATGTAGTAGCTGGAGGCGGCGGGGTAGTTGACGTCCCCGTTGTACAGCGCCCAGATGGTGTGGCTGCCGGCCGACAGGGAGGAGGTGACGAGGGAGCCGCTCCCCCCCGACAGGGTAATGGTGCCTATGACATAGGGAGGGGAGCCGAGGCCGTCGGCGATGGTCACGGTGCCGGTGGGGGTGCCGCTGCTGCCCGAGACGGACACGTCGATGGTGACGGGGCTGCCCACGTAGCTCGGGTTGGGGGTGCCGTCCACCGCTACCAGCGGGGCGGCGGTGACGGTCTGCGGCGTGCTCCCGCTGCTGGCCAGGAAGACGGCGTTGCCCAGGTAGTCCGCCGTTATGGTCTGAAGCCCCACGGGGAGCAGGGAGGTCGAGACGGATGCCTGGCTATTGAAGACGTCGGCGCTCCCCAGGTAGCCGGGAGGGCTAGAGCTGTCAAAGAAGTTCACCGTGCCGCTGACCTGGCTGCTGTAGTTGAGCAGGATGAGGGCGTACCCTACCGTCTCCGCCGAGCCTACGCCCATCATGGCGGTCACAGGGCCGCTGGCAAGGGACGCCCCCACCAGCTCCCAGGGATGGGCGTCCGTGTAAGGCTCGTACGGTCCCCCCATCTCCGAGAAGGCCGGGTTCCAGTCGTAGGGGGCGGCCATCATCCACATCATGAACTGGCAGATGGCTATGAAGGGGCTGCTGGAGCCGATGGAGCCGGTGGTGACCGGGAGGGGGGGAGGGGTCTGCCACCAGGGGTATGTGCCCTGGGTGCCTGCCGCCCCGCACGATGCCTGCACCGTGGGCTGCCCCAGGAACTCGAAGATGTAGACCTGGCCCGGGGCCACGTCCGACCCCGTGTTGCAGGGGAAGCTCCATGTCGCCGGGTCCCCGCCCTGGGCTATGCGGTAGCCTACTATCTCGCTGTTGCGTATGTTGACGCCCGGCCTATAGGAGGCTAGCTCGGTAAACCCCGCAGGGAGGTCGAAGTAGTAGTCGCTGTACGGCTCCGACAGGCTGGCCAGGGCTATGAGGGTGTTGCCGGCCGTAGGGCTGCTGGTGAGGGTAACGGAGACGGGGAAGCCGTACCGCCCAGCCTGGCTGGAGTATGCCCCCTTGTACTGGACCAGCTCGGGCGCAAGGGAGACCGTGGCGGTGAACTTGACCGCCTGCCCCTGCACGGAGGGGTCCTGGCTGCTGGCGACGGAGGTCGTCGTCGGGGAGGTGCCGGAGCTGACCGTCTGCACCAGGCTGCCGCTGCCGGGCAGGAAGCCGGAGTCGCCGCTGTAGGCAGCGGTGATAGTCTGGCTGCCTACCGGCAGGGAGGAGGAGGATATGGAGGTCTGCCTGCCGGACAGCGTGCCGGTGCCCATGTACCCAGGGGGGCTGGAGCTGTCGTAGAAGTCCACGTGCCCGGTAGGGACGGTAGGGATGGGCAGCATGATGTCCACGTACACCGCCTGCCCTATGATGCCGCTGTCCACCGTGGAGAGGAGCGTGGCCGTCACGGCGGTGCTGGCGGGGACGTCCCCGTTGCAGGCCACGATATCATACCCGGCCCCTGTACCCCCTAGCCAGGAGGGGTAGGAGTAGGCCGTGGGGAGGATGTTCTCCACGTTGCCGAGGAAGTAGTGCCAGAACCCCGCTATGGCAAGCCCCGGCCCGCCGAAGACGGCCGAGGTGGACAGCGGGGCGGTGTAGTAGTACTGGCTGCCTGCCGTCACCCCTGCGTCGGCGAGGATGCTGGGGGTGCCCTGTATCTCCAGCAGGAATACCCTACCCTGGTTGGCCACGTTGTTGAAGGGGAGGCCGGACACCGTCCAGCTCTTGCCGTCCCCCGGCAGGACGGTCCTCGTAAGGACGAAGGACGAGCCTCCGGAGCCGTAGTACGCCGCCGCCGCCGTGAACCCCAGGGCGGAGGCAGCGCCGGCCGCCGAGATGGGGATGCCGCCGAACACCAGGAGGGTGTTGCCCAGGGTGGGGAAGCTCCCGAGGGTGAGGGTCACGGAGGGGGAGTACAGCCCGTTGGTGCCGCTGGTGCTCTGCACCACCGTGACGCTGGGGTACACGTCGGCCGTGAAGGTCACGTTGTCGCCGGTCAGGGAGGGGTTCTCGCTGCTCGACAGGTAGACGATGCTGGGGCGCAGTAGGCTCATGCTAGTTGTGGGTCACGCTCCATCCCTTGCTGGTTTGCAGGCTGCTGGCAGCGGCAAGCCCCGTGGCGGAGGGGGCGGAGTTCCCTGCCCCGCCGAGGTTGACGGTCCCGTTGAGCAGGCCGTTCCCGTCCAGGGCCACCAGCACGGCGTCCACGGACGCCTGGCCTAGGGCACAGGAGTTGGCGTTGAGGTATGTCACGTAGGTTCCCGCCAGGGCGAGGGACGCCATGCCCGAGTTCCCGTGGCAGTCCAGGTAGAATAGCTGCGGGAAGGAGGCCATGTCCAGGCTCAGGATGTCGGCGTCCCCGCCCACCTCCAGGTAGCCTACGTTGGTCTTGGCGGCTGGCACGGAGTTCCCGCCCAGGGACGCCAGGGACGCCGTCAGGCTGTTCTCGGTGGCATAGGACAGGGTGTGGGGCAGGGGGGTGCTGGGCACCAGGCCGACCGTGAAGGTCGGGGTGCTCTGCACGGGGGCAGGGAGGTATATTATGCCCTCTGCCTCCCCCAGGTCGGCGGCCGTGGCTGCGCCCCCGTCCCCGCTGTACCCCGCCGTCCCCGTGCCTGCGAAGGCATGTATCGTGCCGCCCGAGTCCACCCTCCTGGCACGGTTGTTGTAGAAGTCCGTGAGGTAGAGGCTGCCGGAGGCGTCGGTGCAGAGCTGTAGTATGTTTGCGCCTATCTCCGCCGAGATGGCGGGGCCCTCGTCGCCGGTATCCCCCGCCGTCCCCGTGCCTGCCACGGTGTCGATGTGCCCGGCCGCTATGGCTATGCCGCAGATGACGGCAGGCCCGCCCGTCATGTTGACGGCCCGTATCTTGGGGGAGTCCATGTCCGCTATGTAGAGGTTGCCGCTGGGGTCTATCCCCAGGCCGTAAAGCTCCGTCATGGTGGCCAGGGTAGCCAGGCCGCCGTCCCCTGCCTGCCCGTAGACATGCCCCTGCCCCGCCACTGTGCTGATGTTGCCCGAGGTGTCAATCTTCCTCACGCAGTAGTTCTGCTCGTCGCACACGTACAGGCTGCCGGAGGAGTCGCAGGCAAGGCCCTGCGGGTAGCGGAAGGTGGCGCTGAGCGCCGGCCCGCCGTCGCCGCTGAACCCTGCCGTGCCCGTGCCTGCCACCAGGGCGATGTCGCCTGCGGCGATGCTCACCCCGAGGATGGTCTGGGGGGAGGCCTGCATGTTGACGGCATAGACCTTGTGGTGCTGGAAGTCCCCGACGAACAGGTTGCCCGAGGGGTCGGCGGCCAGCCAAGGCTCGGTGGGGAGCGGGCTGCTCGTGGCAGGGCCGGGGATGGGGGTGCCGGTCGTCCCGGTAGCGGTGCCGGCCACCCTGGTCATTACATAGGACGTGCTTACCTGCCATATGCCTACTGTGTTGGCGTCAAGGATATAGAGGCTTCCGCCTGCCCCGGCTGCGAAGTTGAGCGGTGCCCATATGCCCTGGGTATAGGAGAGCAGCGGGTCGGCGCTGGCGAACACGGGGGTGTGGATGTCCCCGGCCTGGTCAACGAGGCGGACCGCCCCGTTGTCGGCGTCGCCTATGTAGAGGGCGGGCAGCAGGGACGAGACGACGCTGAAGTCCACGGCGTTGGACGCCCCCCCTCCGGGAGGGGGGTTGGTGACCACCACGGGGTAGCTGCCCGCCGCCGCCTGGTCGCCCGAGGTAAGGGGTATGGCCCCCTGGCCAGCGGAGGCGTAGGTAAAGGTGTGGGGGACGCCGTTGTAGGTGGCAGTGGAGGTAGGCATAAAGTCTGCGCCGTCTATGGTCAGCACTTGGGCGCTGTGGCCGGAGGGGGCCGACGGGGGGTCGAGGCTGGTGATGGCTGGGATGGGGTTGGCCGGCACGGGCACCCCGTACTGGTACGGGGGCTTGGGCATGTGGTGTATGGTCTGGACCACCGCCGTGGAGGGGTCGAAGGCGTCCTCCATGAAGAGCAGGTAGCGGTTGTTGATGCTGTCGAAGGAGAAGGTGCTGACCCTGGCGGGCCTGCCGTCTATGTACACCTCCAGGACCTTGGGGTCCGTGGGGTCGAAGGGGACAGGGGGGCTGAGCGGGCGCACGAAGGGCCCTACCCATCCCTCCAGGGCGAGCTGGATACGGTTGGAGTACGGGGCGTTCACTATCGCTGTAATCACTTGCGCACCCCTCCCTTCTCGGGGGGCTTCCTGGCCCGCAGCTTCCTCTCCTCCTCCTTGACCAGGTCCTCCAGGCCAGGCTCCTCCCTGGGGGGCCTGGGAGGCACGGGGGGCTTGGGGGGGGCAGTGGCAGGCTCGTCCCTCTTGACGACCTTCTTCTTCTCCTCGGGGGGAGGGCCTGGGGCCGCCGGGGGGGATGGCCGGGGCACGGCAGGGGGCTTCCTCCTGGGCCTCTCCCCCCGCTCCGTCTCCACCTGCTTGTAGAGGCGCTTCTTCTCCTTCTCCACCAGCTCCTTTATCAGCCTCTCCCTCTCGTCCGGGTCCCTGGTCCTGAGGATGCGGTCGATGTCCTTCTTCATCCTCATCTCCATCTGCTCCCGGTGCAGGCGCTTCTCCTTCTCGGTCGGGCGCTCCTCCTTCAGCATGCGCTCCTTGGTGCGCTTCACCTCCCGCTCACGCACGACCTTGGTGATGTTGTGCTGGATGGCCGGCAGTATGCGCTCGAACACGGCCTTGACGTGCTTGCAGATGACGAAGTTCCCCCGCAGGTCGAGCCTCTGGGTCGGTGCCTGGAGGAGGGGGCGGGCCTGCCCGTGCAGCCCGTCCCGCTGGTGGAGGTTCCACTGCGCCCCCCAGTAGAGGAACGCCGGGCAGGAGCAGCTTACCCTTACGTCCAGCCTCTTGGCGTCCTGGGTCTCCTCCACCTGGGAGAGGTCGAACTGGACCTGCACGTCATGGCCACGGGGGTCGGAGTAGCTCTCGTGGCACACCACGTTGTACTCCAGGTAAAGCTCCTTGGGACGGCTCCGCTTCAGGGTAGGCTGGCACCCTGCCCTCCGCTTCACGCTGAAGGCGTTCGTCTGCCTCACCAGCTCCGGGAGGCTTATCGCCACCTTCGTGTACGGAGGGTGGAGGACGATTACGGGAACCTGTACCCAGAGCCTAGTGTCCAGGCTGGATGGGAGGCTTGCAAAGGCCATAGACCCCTCAATCTATGGTTCGCTTATTCGGTTATGCTCGGGTTGCTCTGGCGGGTCACTAGGGCCTTGTACCTGGGACGGGGGAGGGTCGGGAGGATGCACGGCGAAGTCAATCTCGCCTGCGGGGGCAGGCTTCTTCCTCTTCCTCTCCCTCTTGGGGGTCTCCCCTGGAGGCCCGACTCTTGCCTGGCCGTCCACGAGCGCCACGCCCAGGTCGGAGGGGAATGCATTGTAGTCGGGGAGCAGGCGCTTGAAGCCGGTAAGGTGCGGGCTGGTAAGAGGGGGGTCGCTTGGCGGGGTAAGCAGGCCGTGCGGGTCGGGGGCAGGCTCGGCCGCCTTGAGCGGGCTGGCATACCCGCTGGCGAGGGTATCTATGGTGATTGTCCCGGCATTCTCCCTGGGAGGAGCCTCCTTGGTCGCCGGGGGGCCGGGCTTGGCAGGTACCCTGACCTCGGATATGAACCTGCTCTTCAGGAACGCCTCGATGGCCAGGGACTCCACCCTGAGGACCTTGACAAGCTGTCCGTTCCGGTATATGGCAAGCGACCCGCCGCTGTGCTGGGGGTCGTAGGAGAGCATGTCCCCTGGGCGGACGTAGAACCTTGACTTCTCGAAGTTTATGGTCGTGCTGGCCACATAGTTCGTCATCCCTGCTCCCCGTCCTTGGCCTTGTCCCCAAGGCAAGCGGCATACCTCTCCAGGACCTCGTCCAGCCCCCGGTTGAGTAGCTGGCGGTAGCCGTGGGAGACAGCCTCCTTAATAGCATCCCCGTAGCTCCATCCCGAGCGGATGCGTATTATGGCCACCACCATCCCGGTACGGTCCTCCCCGTGCTGGCAGTGGATGAGCACCGGGGTCGGGAGGCTATCCATGGAGTTCAGCGCCCAGTCCAGGAGCGGCTGCGGCACCCCCTCCATGTATATCTGCTCCACGCTGATAGGGAACCAGAGGTGCTCGATGATGTAGGGGAGGCAGGCCTCTACCTCGGCGGAGGCAGGGCCGTGCCCCTCCAGGTTGACGATGGACCTGACCTTGGTGGCCAGCTCCTCGTAGTCCCTGAGGGCGGGGCGTCCGCTGCGGTAGTAGCGGGAGTCCACCTTCTCGAAGCGTATAGGCAGGCTCATGCCCCATAATACTGAGGTTTTCGGTGTGTCGGGGGGAAGAGACAGGAAGGCGAGGGCCCTGTTGGGCCCCCGCCTTGGAGGACTGTCGATGAAGGGCTTTAGTTCTCGCCCTGGTTGGTCGAGCCGTCCCAGGCCTTGTAGCGCCCGGTGACGGTGAGCCGCTGCACGCCGGAGGGGTTGAACACCAGGAAGCCCAGGTTCTCGAAGATGCTGAACCCAATCTGCCTGAGGTCCGGCCTGTCGGCGGACATGACGGTGAGCGGGATACGCTCCGGGATGACGCCCAGGAACTCGGCGTCCGCCAGGATGTAGACGCACCCGAAGCCGACCTTACGGGACTGGAGGAGGGTGGCTCCCCACAGGTATCCCATGACGCCGGTCTTGAGCAGCTTGCGCTGCGTCTCACGGTCGATGTTCTGCTGCGTCCACTTCAGGAGGTCCGTGTAGTCCCTCGGGTTGAAGAAGCAGAACGCCACAGACAGGTCGTGCCGCTGCACCTGCCCGAAGCCGTCAGCCATCGAGTTGAGGTCGATGGGCGGGCTGATGGCTATGTCCCCGTTGTAGACGGGGTCGAACAGGCCGCTGCCGGCCCTGGCTGCGTTGTCCAGCACCACCTGGGCGTTGGCTGCGGCTGCCACGGCGTCGAACAGCCCGAAGACGTACCCGTCCTCGGCTGCCCCAACCTCGGCCTTCGCCAGGTTGAGGGAGCGGGCGACCAGGTCGAACCGACGCTCCTTAATCTGCGTGATGGGAATCATCGGGTTCGACACGATTTCAAACGTCGGAACGGTGACACGCTTCGGCTTGGTGACCCGAACGATGTCGCCGCCCTCCTCGCCCACCACGAAGGCCTCGACAAAGGACCCGCCCGCAGGACCGGAAACGGTCTGGGCGGCAATGTCGAACTCCTTGTCGTAGATGGGCAGAGCGCCGTCCGGCAGGGTCTCGACCATGAGCGCCTTGCGTGCGATGCTCATGTAGTCACGACGCCTGCGGAGGGACGGTCCGAGGCTAGCGGCTAGCTTCTGCCGGCCGCCGGCCGTCTTCAGCAGTTGGCCTAGCATTGCCGTCTGCTGTTGAGTGCGGGAAAGGTTTGCCATCTGTTTGTCTCCTCTCGCTGCCTTATAGCAGGCTGGCTACGCCGAGCCAAGGCTCCTGGGTGGTCGGCACGTGAGTGCAGATTCCCACGGGGATGCGGTTGCCCGCCGTCTGGGAGTAGTTTCCAGACGAGGTGTACAGTCCCACGTTGGAGGCGTGAGCGCTGCTGCTGCCCCCGGCGTAGACGTACTGTCCTACTGCATAGGCCGCCAGGGCATAGGAGTTCGTGTCGTACGACTCCTGGTTGAGGTTCCCCTGCCAAAGCGCCCGGACAATCGGGGCCTTCTTGGAACCGGCAGGCCCGACTGCGCCAGAGAACTCGCCAGGGCCGTTGAGCAGCGTCCCGAAGGGGATGTTGCCCGCCGCCACGGTGGTGGTCGCCGTCGAGGTGTAGTAATTGTCGTTCGGGTTGTACGGGCCAGGGCCGACGATGCCTGCCTTGGCGGTCTCCATCCCCGAGACACCGGGGGTAGAGTCCACGTCGCAGGGCACGATGACAGTGCTGACCCCGACTGCGTTCTGGGGGTCTCCTGCCAGCGCCATGATGCGCCCGCCCAGGTATCCGGCGCTAATCAGCGTTTGCTGGTCGGTGCCGGGGTCGCCGGTCAGGAGCACGTCGGGCGTGCAGTTCACCGAGTCGTTCTGCCCGTAGTAGATGAGCTTTAGACCCATTTGACTACTCCATCGTAGGCGGTTGGATTATGCGGCCAGCCAGCCCGTCGTCCAGGGAGGGACATCCGGGGCTATAGCATGCCACACACGCCTACATATAAGGGGGTCCGTAGTTGTGGAACTTGGGAAATTCCGGCTAGAAGGGACGCCCGGAAGTCGGCTCCGGGCGCTTGTTTGGCGGGGTTCCAGCCGTGTAAGCCCGACTCGCTGGCATCTTGGGTACGGGAAGGAGGACGGAGGGGACAGGGACGAGGGAGGGAAGGCCTTCCCCCGTATATGTTATAAGGTCCCCCATGATGGGGCCGTAGGATGGGTTGGGTTGCATAGGGGCAAGGGGATAGCCCCCCGGCTGGCCCGGGGGGCGTTGACTGCGCATGCCTACCTGGCTACCGGCCCTCTCCGGCACCGCCGTCCCCGAACAGGGCGTCGGCGAGGTCGATGCTGCGGACAGCGTCCTTGTCGGAGGCGATAACCGGCTTTATCTTCCTCAGGGTAGCCGGGGCCTTCTTGTCAGCGGGCTTGGCGGCCGCCTTGCCCTGGGAAGAGGGTGCCTCGCCGTCCTTGGGGGACTCCAGCTTGGGCTGGGAGTCCTGCGGGACCCGGACGGGGCCCTTGCCAGGGCCAGAGTCCTTGAACTCCGGCAGGTCGGAGGTCTTGATGACCTCTGCCCACAGGGTGGCGGAGTGGTCGTCCTCGAAGTCCCTGCCGTCACTGCCGGCCGTGTCGCTCTGGAACTTCTTGGCCGCCTCCCCGGTGAAGCTGGGGACCACGTCTATGCCTGCCACCTGGGCAGCCGTCTTGACGTCGAGCAGGGCTGCCAGCGGGTCGGCGTCGGAGCCTACGACGGAGAACATGTCCTGGATGCTGCCCATGCCGCTGTCGTCGATGGCGGCCTCCAGCTCCACGGCGGCAGAGGGTGCAAAGAACTCTGCCCCGGAGTTGTCCCCCTCGTTGGCGAGTGCGGAGGTCTTGTCGTCGATGGCCTCCTCGTTGAAGATGCTGTCGAGGTTGAGCGCCTCCCCCTCTCCTTCCAGGGACTCGCCCTCCCCCTCAAGCTGCTCTCCGGTCTCCTCCAGCTCCTTGCCCTCGGTCTCAAGGACGCCCTCAGGGACCTCCTCGCCCTCCCTGGTCTCCGTAGAGATGTCCTTCTCAAGCTCCTTAATCTCCTCGGCGACCTCCTCGACCTTCTCGACGATGTCCTTAATCTTCTCCTCGGTCACCATCTCGGCCGCCCCCCCCTCGGCAGGGGGTGCGGGCGGGAGTGCGCCCTCGCCCTCGACGGGCGGGATGTCGGCGGGAGGCTCCTCAGCGGGCGTCTCCTCGACAGGAGGCTCCGCTGGCGGTGCTGCCCCGCCCTCGGCGGGCGGTGCGAGCGGTGCTGCGGGCGGTGCCGGGGGAGGAACGGGCTGGGCCGTCTTGGCAGAGGCGTCCTTCTTGGCGTCCTTGACCTCCTGCTTCGCCTTGGCCTTCTCCAGCTTCTCGTCCGCCTTGTCGCTCTCCTTGCCAGCGGACTTGCCCTCGGACAGGTTCACGGTGTCGCCGGGGCGCTCTCCTGCCCCTGGGCGCTCCGCAGCCTTGCCTGCATCGACTTCCTTCGGCTCGGAGTGGGTGCCGCCGCCGCAGCCACGGCCGTCGTTGTAGGTCGAGGGCTGAGGGCCGGAGTCCTTACGGTCGTCTGCCTGCTTCCCGGTGGCGCTCTTCGGGTCGCCCTTGACCTCGGACTTGACAGCTCCCTTCTCCTTGGTCAGGACGGAGGGGTCCTCAAGCAGGTCGTTCAGCTCGACCTTGTGGACCTTCTTGAACTCTTCGGCCACCTTGGTATAGTGGGCATTGACGGCGGTCTGCTTAAGGGCCGCAATCAGCGCCTTGGTGCCGTTCGCCAGCAGCGTTTGCGCAAAGGCCTTCTGCGCCTCCGGGGGCGCTGTGGGCAGCATGGTCTTGGCGATGGTCCAGGCGGCTGCGACACGGGTCTTGGCCTCCCTGGTTACCGCCTCCCTGCTGGCCTTCATGTCGGCTAGCGCTGTCTTCAGCGAGGTCTTGGAATCGTTTGCCATAGTCTTTCCTCTCTCAGGGTTAGGGCCACTACTGCCCTTCTTATCAGGAATCGGATAGTTGTCTTTCTTGGCCGCCTGGACGGGCGCTGGGGGTGGCGGAGGCGGTGTTTCCTCGGTGGGGGAAGGCTCGGGGGGTGCCTCTGGCGCAGGCGCAGGCTGCTCCGGGGCCTCGGCAGGGGGCTGCTCCGGGGGTAGTGCCCCGGCCTCCCCGGCCCCGCCCTCGGCGGACCTGCTGGTGGCTATCTCCCCTATGCTCTCGTCCAGGCCGTCTAGCTGGGAGCGGAGGCCCTCGGACCAGTGCATGCCCTCCTTGAGCCTCTGCCAGGCGGACAGGAGGTCAATCTTCTCCTTCATGCCCCGTATCTCACGCTCTATCTCCTGGCGCTTCTGGGCAAGGTAGTCGAAGGTCTTCCCCCCCTCGCCCTCGGGGAGGGTCATGTCCAGCCTGTTTATCTCGCTGTCAAGCTCGCCCAGCTCGGCCAGCTTGCGCTGGTAGGCGGCGATTAGGGGGTTGGGTCCTGCCATTATCTTAGGTTCCTCCCGTCGTCCATGGAGAGGAGGTACTCTCCCACATTAAGGCCCTGGTAGTTGTCGTTCTCCGAGGCTGCCTTGGCGAACTCCTCGTCCGAGGCCACCTGCCGGGTGTACTGGGTGGCAGGGCCGAGCCACTCCTCCGCCACTATGGACCTTTTGACCGCCCCTGGGAACGCCGGGGTCTGTACCCAGGACGCCTCCACGAACCGTACCCCGCCTCCTGGCAGGGACTTGTGGCCGCAAAGCTCGGCTATCCGCCTCGGCACGCCGTCGTCGTCGGGCAGGAAGGCCCCCTTGTTGAACTGGAGGTGGTGGCAGTAGGAGCCTGCGTCGGCCACCCTCTGGCCGCAGAAGGAGCAGATGACGAGGTCCGTCACGCACCCCATGCTGAGGTACTTGACCTTGCCGGTCCGTATGTCGTTCGCCAGCTTCCTGTGGGAGAGGTCCGTGGCGACCAGGATGTCCACGAAGTAGACGCTGTCCCTGGGGTCCTGGGTGAGGTGTATCCTCCGCAGGATGCTGTCGATGATGTGCCCCTTGGCGTACTTCGAGTTCTGGAAGTGCTCCACGAAGTTGAACGCCCCCACGAAGGTACGGTGGGACATCCTCATGACCTCGTTGGACCAGGCGTCGTCGTTGTTGTTCACCAGGTGGGCGCTGGCAGGGCGGATGAGGTAGTCGTAAGGCTCCTCCTCCGTGGCCACGGAGGACATGATGGTGCAGTGGCTCAGCAGGTACTTGCTCTGGGCGGACGAGGCGGTCTTCCAGAACCCCCTGGCCTCCGGGGACAGGGGGATATGGAAGGCAAGGCTCCCCCATGCCCTCTCCCAGTCATGGGAGGAGAGCACCGGCTCTCTGACCACCGCATTCGCCGTCTTGGGAAAGGCCATTTGCTCTGCCTACTAAAGGTGTTCCCTAGTATGTATTTGCCCTAGAGGGAGAAGAACGCCCCGCAACTACCACATTCCATTAGGCTTTCGCCAGGGCTGTCCGGGTCCTCGACAGGGCGGGCGTCCGTGGCCTTGCAGTTGGGGCATGCCCTTGCCTCCCCGTGGGGCTGCACGGACGGGAAGTCGGGCAGGCGGTACTCGTCCGGCATGGGCTGGGGCTTCGGGCCCTTGCCATAGGTGCTGGCCGGGGTGTCGAACGGGCCGTCCTCCCCCCTCCATACCCCCGTGTCCGTCTTCATGCGGGATATCTCTCCCGGAGGGGGCATCTGCCTGTACGGCCAGTCGGCACGCTTTTTTTGGTGCTTCTTGTGGGTCCGTATGATATCCCTGTCACGCATCGCCTTGGCCTGCGGGCCATAGCTTCGCTCGTAGTCCTCTATCTCGCCGATTGCCTCATCCGGGGCCCCGTCGTCCTTGCCGCTGAAGTCCGACAGGGGCCTGTCACGCCTTGCCTGCCACTTGCGGACCCTCTCCTCCATCTCGTCGTGGAGCTGGTTGAACCTCGCCAGCTCAGCGTCGGTAAGGCCGAGGTCGAGCTTCATCTGCTCGGGGGTCTTGGTGTAGTAGGCGCTCTCGAACCCCCGGTACTTCATGACCATCTCAGGGGGCAGGAGCTTCTCGCTGCTCCACAGCACGTCCTGGGCGGCCGCCTCCTTGGACACCATCTTGTCACGGAGGAGGTCCGAGACCTCCTTCGGGAGGGAGTCCAGCAGCCCCCCCTTCTCCATGCCCTTGATAAGGGAGTGGTAGGCGTAGCTGTCCTGGGGCCTTATCCTCAGCGCCCTCTCCAGCTCGTATATCGCCCCCCCTATCTCCCCCTCCTGTGCCAGGGCGATGCCCAGCATGAAGTGTGCTGGGCCGTTGTAGGGGTTGCTGTCCAGGGACTTCTTCAGGAGGTCCGCCGCCTCGTCCGGCTTGCCGTGCTCGAAGGCCTCCTTGCCTTCCTCGTAGAGCTTCTTGGCCAGCAGCGGGTCCCCCCTGCCCCTGGCTGCCTGCACCCCCATCTCCTTGAGGTGCTTCCTGTCCTCCTCCGTAAGCTCCAGGGCAGGCTCCTGGATGCGTATCCTCACCGTGTCCTGCACGCCGGGGGGAAGGGAGGTCCACCTGAAGTGGGTCCAGTACTTGTCTATCCCCAGCCTGTCCGCCATGCTGCGCCTGGTGTCGGCAGGGGTGCCGGCCCACCATGAGGCGGCGTCCTCCGCTGTCTTCCTCCTCGCCTGGATGCCCATGGCCCTAAGCTCCTGCTTGTCCCTATCGGTAAGGTCGAGGGACGGCTCTCCCCCCTTCTGGGGCCGTTTCGGAGGTTCGCTGCCCTTCCTGTACGGGACCGCCTCCACGTCGTTCCTCGACGGGGCTGGCCGTCCCGAGTGGTTGGCGGTCCAGTGCTTGTAGAAGACGCTGTCAACGCCGTCCTTCGTGAAGTTCTTGAGGGCGACCCCGCATTCGGGGCAGGTTATCCTCCACTCCCATCCGCCTGTAGGCTCGTCAATCTCGTCCAGGTACTTGGGGGGCCTCAGGTCCGGGTGGTCTATGGCATAGTGGTCGATGAGGGCGCTGCGGGCGAAGTCCGCCGAGTCGAAGAACTGGCTCTCGCCGTCTAGGTCCGGGATGAACCTCCCGCACTCGTAGCAGGCCTCCATCCACCCCTCGGGGTACTCCGTAGGGTACTGGGCGGCAGGCTGGTTGATGAACGTCCTGCCCGGCCCCTGGGGAGGGGGGGCGCTCCTTCTTAGCGGCCTCCCGTATATGGTCCCGAGGTCGGTCACGTCCTCGTCCGGCTCGTCCTCCGCCGTGCCTGCCCCCTTGTGCAGGGGGATAGGGGGGTTGCCGGTCTCGTCGATAAGGGAGTCGTCGAGGTGCTTGCGGGGCTTGGGGGGGAGGAACTCGGGGGTCTCGTGCGGGTCGATGTCGGGGACGAGCACGGCACCAGTCCTCTCCTGGAGGCCCTCCGCAACCTGCTCCAGGGCCTTCCTGTCCGCCTGGGGGTTGTCCTGGGCCACCTCGTTGACCACCTGCCTGACCTGGGACTGGGGGGTGGGCGGCGGCTGGGCAGGCTGGCCAGGCTCGGCCTGGGGCTGCTGCTGCGGGGGCATCGTGGGGCTAGGGGGGGTAGGGGGGGTCCAGCGTGGATGGGAGGGGTCCTCCTTGGAGGCAGGGAGGCCGGATTCGGTGCCGCCTATCGGGGTGCCCGTGCCGTACGACTTCTCGGTGGCGGTCTTGGGGTCGTTTATCCCCTCGACAATCCCGTGGTGCCAGTTCCTCCCGCACTTGTTGCACTTTGCGGTCTCGAAGTCGGCCGGCATCAGGCCATAGTCGTCGGAGCCGCAGTACGGGCAGCAGGGCTTGTCCCCCTCGCTCTCCTTGAAGAACGTGGCTGTCTCCGGGTCAGGCTCCTTGGGGACGAGGAGGGGGTTGGAGGGGAGCACCTGCTGGGTAAGCCCCTTCAGGGAGGCGGATATGCCCATGCCCCCCAGGAATCCCCTGTCCTCCTCGGTGAACAGCTCCGCAGGCTCCCTCCTGCCCCTGCCGATGTCGTCCCCGCACCTCGTGCAGGACTCGTCCTGCTCCATGAAGAAGAGGGGCTGCGGGACGTGCTCGGAGTCCGTGGCCCAGGGGGCATCCGTGCCGGGGGCGGGCGGGAGGATAAGGTGCTTGTCCACCAGCTCGTCGATGATGTCCTGCCCGCAGGTGGGGCAGTAGACCTCGGACCGGTAGAGGTAGGCGTCGAGGCCCGGTGCCTCCTCCTTGAGGTCTTCCCGGAATCTCTCGGCGTCCGTATGGGCAGACTTGAGCAGGAGGGGAGCGTCCTCCAGGTCCTCCACCACCTTGATGGGGGTCTCGGACACCGCCTGCTTGGCCCCGCTGGCCGCCCTGGGGGCGGCCCCTGACACCAGGAGGTCAATCTCCCTGGCTATCCTCCTGACGTCGTTGTCCTTAATCTGCCCGAACTGGGCTAGGACCTGGGCGGCACGGTAGGCCGGCTCAGAGGGATGGGCAGCGTTCTTCTTGACAAGGCCCTTCATCTGCCAAAGGCGCTGCATCTCCTCCGGGGTGGCCTCCCCCCGCTCATACCTGCGCTGGAGGCGGTCCTGCTCCTTGCGTGTCTTGGCAGGGATGGGGGGGTTGCCCCTGCCCGTGCCGGCCTCCTTGAACCTGCACCCGAAGCCCCCCTTGTGCCAGTGCTCGTGCCACTGGTGGCCGCAGGTGCATACGGACTTGTCCTTCTCGCTCTCCGTGAAGCCGTGGCACTCGCACCTATGGGAGGCGGTAAGGGCGTGCGGTACCCTTCTGCCCGTCCTCTTGACCTCCTCCAGGCTCCTGGCCCCCAGGGCCCTGGCAAGCTCCTTCACCCTCGGAAGCTCGGAGGGGGGGGTGTCGAGGTACACCTTTACGCCCTCCGGGAAACGGGATATGGCAGCGCTGAACCCTTCCCCGAAGACCTGCGAGACTATCCTGCGGACCTCCTCCGTGTCGCCCAGGCCCGTCAGGACCTCCCAGTCCGTGTTGCCCCGGCGGCCCCCGTGCTTGGTCCTCTCCGGCTCCGTCCCCTTCTCCCCGAACGGCATGTTGTAGTCGTCGTCCTCCCCCGGCCTGGCATGGTGCTGCTCCGTGGCGAAGCCGGGGTCGTCGTAAAGCTCGGCCTTGTCGAACCCTCCTACCCCGCCTCCTGGGGTCGGGAGCATGGTGCCTTTCTTGTCTAGCAGGGGCGAGTGTGGCATGGTTCTCCTCAACTAAAGCAGCGTATAGCGGGTTTTCGGTATTCCAGGGATATGAGGAAGGTGATAGGCCTGATACATGCCTCCCTGTCGGACGACCTGCTGAGCAGGGAGTGGCGGGGGAGGCGGAGGCCCTCCGACCACCCGACCTTCGGGCACTGCTACCTGGGGGCAGAGGCGCTATGGCACCTCTGGGGGAAGAGGAGGGGGTTCTACCCCAAGGTGATAAGCGGGAGGGGGTGGACCCACTGGTTCCTGGAGCACCAGGACGGCAGGATAGCCGACCCGACGTCGGGCCAGTGGGGCGGGAAGAGGATTCCCTACGAGAGGGGGAGGCGCTGTGCCTTCCTGACGCAGCGTCCCTCCAGGAGATGCAGGAGACTGCTAGGCAGGGTATACTACCAAGCCCGAGGAAGTGTTATTTTCCGATAAACTGCTCGAAGGTCTCGATGAAGATGGCCCCAGGGTAGCGCTTGACAACGGCGGCCTTCACCTGCTCCACCGTCCATACCTTGCCCCTGCTCTTGAGCGCCATCGTCCAGAACTTGTCCGCTGGCTCGCCGGGCATGCGAAAGAGGACCTTGCCCTTGGCAAGGCGTGCGAACTGCGCCCGCTGCGCCTTCTCCTCCTCCCACTTGCCAGCCGCCTCGTTGACGAGGTGCTCAAGGTCCTGCTTCATCTCGAACGGCTCGGGGCCTATGCCGGTGACTACCTCCGGGGGCAGGCTGAGGCTGGCGATGTACTGCTCCACGGCCTCCTCGTTCTCCCGCTCCCTGCGCCCCGACTCCTCGGGGGACAGGTCGGGGCTGTACCCTGCCCAGTTGAAGTACATCCCGCCGCCGTTCCCGTCGTCGATGCAGTAGCCGACCTTCCTGCCGTCGAGGTAGAGGTCGCAGTCCAGGGTAGGGCCCTCCATGCCACGGTGCGACTTGATGTTGGATATTGCCAGCCGGGGGGCCTTGCCTATAGTGATGGTCGCCATATCGGGTGTATCCTCCTACGGTTAGTATACATCGGGATACACTATTGGCGGGGGGATTCTATCGGCGGCTGCGGATGTCCAGGCCCAGCCTCCTGGCATGCTCTAGGCACTGCCCCCTGCCCTCCCTGCTAGTGACGGAGCCTGGCCCGTCGTCGGTGGGGTCGGAGCAGAACATGGCCTGGAAGGTCTTGGTCAGCCCCTCCTTCTCGAAGAGGATGAACACCCTCCTGGTCTTGGTGTTGTAGACCAGCCTCCAGCACTTGCGGGCCGGGGACACGTTCACCCAGGCCTGCTCACGGACCACCCTCCCCGGCATCCGCCCGCACCTCCGCAAAGGATTCAAGAGCCAGAGCTTAAATACTAGCTTTTGCTTAGGATATCGAGTACAGCAGGCTGCGCCCGGTGGCGTCGCCGCTGTTCAGGCCACTGTCGAGGAACTCGCCGTAGACGGTCCCGGACACGTCGAAGATGTCGGTGACCGAGATGGTCACGTTCTCGTTGACGGCCGCCGTCTCGATGACGTACCCCGTGGTGTAGTTGCTAATCCAGCAGCCCTCGTACACCGTGGCCACGGCGTACAGGCCGGGGTTGCCGAGGTTGTTGAAGCCGCCCTCGTTCGGGATGTCGGCCTTGGTCAGGTCGGGGGTGCCCCCGCCCGTGCCTGCGGCGTTCTTCGGGTCCTCGGAGGCTAGCTGGCTGAACACAATCTCGGTCTTGATGTCGAACGGCCACCTGTGGTGACGGATGGACCGCACCCCGCCCGAGACGCCCGCCTTGTAGCCGAGCACCTGCATGATGTTGGCGAGGTAGAGGCATGTGCGCTGGATGGTGACGCTCAGCGGCTCGGTGACGCCGGGCACCAGCTCGGCGACCTGGTCGCCGTACCCGAGGCCACGTATCGCCTCGACCGTCCTGGTCTCGGAGATGTTGAACTGGGACGTCACCCCGAGCTTCACGAACTTGCCGACGCCGACGACGTCGGTGAAAATCTTGAAGCGGCTGGAGATGACGGACTCAGTCTGGGGGCTTGCCCCCTGCTGGTAGATGTAACCGCCCTGCGCCATGTCTTTCCTCCTGTCCGGCCCTGCTGGCCGGCGTTCCTAATCAAAGCCCCGGAAGTCCTTTTGCTCGCAGTCGCCTACTCGGCGGCGGCCAGCACCAGGCTGTCCAGCAGGCCCCCCTTCTTCTTCTTCGCCTTGCCCTTCGCCTCGATGGCGTCGGCCTCGGCCTTCTCCTGCATGTCCTGCCTCCCCAGCACCTTGGCGGCGGTCCCGAGCAGGTCGTACGCCCGGTATATCGCCTCCACCGCCTCCCGGACGGGCCGGGAGTCGTTGGCGTCGCATACCTCCTTGGCGTCCAGGTACATCTCCTTGAGGCGGTCGGCCAGGGTCTCGACCCTCTTGAGCGCCGTGCTGGCCTTCATGGGGCCGTCTGCGGCCTTCTTCCCCGTGCCCGACAGCGAGCCTCCCTGGGCCGAGGGGCTGGTGAACAGGACCTTGTCGCAGCCCGTGCAGTGGGTCACCCCATGGGCTGTCTTTGTGTCCATATCCTTGTGGCAGTTCGTGCAGTACTGCCTTTCTGCCGCCAGCTTCTCGGGGAGGGTGGTCTCGGGGCGGTCCAGCTTGGCGGGCTTCTCGTCCACCTTGCCGTGGGCCTCCTCGACCTCCGGGGTCCTGCCCCCGGACTCCTCTACCTTGCCGGTCTGGTCCTTCACATTCACCCACCAGCTACCCTCGGCACCGGCAGCGGTCCTGTCGCTGCCCTCCTTCTCGTTGTGAATCTTCCAGGCAGTGGCGTATGCCGCCTCGGGGTTGCCGGGGTACTGGTCCTTCAGCTCGTGCATCTTCCCCTCGCTGATGCCGGGCGGGGTCACGGCGGTGACCAGGAAGCTGCCCTCCTTCTTCTTGTTGTGGATGCTCCAGGCCACGGCGTAAGGCTCGTCGATGCCGGGGTCGGCCTTAAGCTCGTGCATCGTCTCCTCGCTGATGCCTGGGGGTGTCACTGCCTCCTTCTCGAAGGAGGCGACGTTCAGGCCCCCGAGGCAGAAGTGCTCCATGCTAGGTGCCATACAGTCGCACGCCTGTCCTTCCTCGACCTCGCTGCCGCACTCGGGGCACTTGTTATAGCTTACCCACTCCTGGCGCTCCGGGGACCATGTCCTGCCCTCGTTCGGGCACCCGGTCTCGTGGCAGTTGACGCCGTTGATACTGAGCATCTCGCACTGGTTGCAGGAGGGGACGGACGGCTCGTTCATGTTGTTCTGGTCGTAGTTATCCTGCTCCCAGGGGCGGTCGGCCATCTCCATGTCCTCCCCGCTCCAGGCCTTCTTCGCCGATGCCGCCCTGGGGGCGGGTGCCTGGGCAGGTGCCTCAGGCTCGGCGGGGCGGCCCTTGAGAAGCTCCGTGGCCTTCTCGATGACCGCCAGGAGGGCCTTGTCGTTCAGCAGGTCGTTGACGCCGGAGAGGGCCTTTATCATCTTGGCAAGCCCCTCGCTGGATATCTGGGTGAGGTCAACCGCCCCCCCTCCGTGAGGGGCCGGGGCTGCGGGGGGAGGGGCCGGGGCTGCGGCAGGGGCAGGGGCAGCAGGGGGCGCTCCTGGGACGGGCTGGGCGGTCTTGGACTCGGCGGCCAGCCTGGGGACCTCTGCGGTCTCCGGGGCCTTGGCGTCCGCCTTCTCGTCCCGGTCGGTTACCCAGGGGTCGTTCCCTGCGGATGCCAGGGCGGCCTTCTTGCGGCGAGCTATGAGGTTCGACTTCATCTTGGCTCCTCTAAACGTCCACTGGTGGCAGGGGCGGCACGGGGGCAAGGTTCCTCAGGGCCGTCATGGCCGTAGTGATGGCATTGACCATCGCTGTGTACCAGATGTCCAGTGCGGCCGCAGGGTAGATGGTGATGCAGTCCAGCGGCCCCTGCATGGGTGCCGGTGCATTGGGGTTGCCGAGCGGGGGTACGGTCGGCAGCGACGTCATGAACCGGAGGCTCTGGGAGGACATCTTGGTCGTTATCCCCACGTAGTACTCGCTGCTGGGGAAGGTGAAGCTGAAGGTGGCCGGGGGGCTGGCATTGGGCACCGGCCCTACGAAGGTGCCGTTCCCGACCAGCGATATCTGCGGGTCCCCGTACGCCGCAATCAGGGTCTTGTCCGTGGCGTCCGTGGGGTCGCCGATGAACAAGGCCTGGAGGCGGACGCTGATTACCCCGCCTGCCTGTGTAACGACTGGATTTATCTGCATTCTGCCACCTTGTCGTCACGGGGGAGAAGGTGCCTGCCTTCTCCCCCATGTCTTTCCTTACAGTGTCGTGGTCACGGTGAAGGTGACCGAGATGTAGAGCAGGCTGAACATCGGCTTGAACGTGACCGTCACGTCCACCGTGGTCGGGTCCGTCGGGTCCTGGACCACGACGAGGTTCTTGTAGCCAGAGATTATCTGGTTGTTCTGCAAGGACTTCAGCCTGGCGTCGCTTACCACCTGGATGTCCGTGGTCAGGCCGTCCACCATCTTCCTCCCGATGAACTGCTGGAGGTCGATGCGGAACTGCTGGCAGACGTAGTCGGTGACCGTGGTGCAGGTCGGCTCCGAGGTGATGGGGTTGCTCGGGTCCGTGCTCTTGTAGTGGCGGATGTAGAGCGCCCCGTTGTTGTTGGTGAGGCAGACCAGCCCGTCCGAGGCCATCAGGTTCATGTCTGCGTCGTCGTACTGCACGAGCAGCCTGCTGAACCCGACGAGGTCCTGGTTGGTCAGGGTGGTCGCCACGTCGTTGGCCGGGTTGGTGTTAAGCCCTGCCATCGCCGCTGCCATGAACTCGCCGCTGACGGCGTACTCCAGCGACAGCCCGGTCTGGGAGTCGGTCAGGAGGACGGCGGCCGCAGGCATGCCTATGGCAATCATGCGGGCGTTCTTGAGGGCACGGGCGTTAGCCCTGGCGGTGTTCGGGTCGGTGTAGGTGCTGTACCCCACGAACCCGATTGCCTCCCCCTTGTTCCTCACGTTGGCCTGGGTGATGAGCTGCCTGCTGAGGAACTGGTGGACCGTGGTGCTGGTGCTCAGCGGCACGATGACGTTGGCCTTCTGGGTGCTGCCGGGGAGCGCCGTGGTTAGCGTCTGGATGGCTGCGATGAAGTTGGCGTCCGAGCCGGTGTTCATGCCGGGCTGCTTCGGGACCTGGATGCACCCGAACTGCTGCGCCCCGTTCTGGGTGAGGAACTGGACGCCCAGGGACAGGCGGTTGACGGTGGTGGGCTGCCCGTAGGCGGCATAGGCGTCGGAGGCCTTGCTGTACAGCTTGATGGCCATGTCGGCGGGCGTCTTGTCGGTCTGGAAGGAGACGAAGTAGTACTCGCCGATGGCCGGCTCGTTCCCGGACTTGTTGAAGGTCTGGATGATAGCGGTGTCCCCGGTGTTGGCACCGAAGGTGGTGATGACCTCGGTCTGGAGGCCGGCGATGCAGACCAGGTTGTTGGGCTGGGACAGGCTGTACGGGGAGTAGGTAGTGCCCGTGTAGCGGGCCTGCTCGCTGCTGACCTGGAACACCAGCGTGTCCCCCGGCTCGAAGGTGTACTGCGGGTCGGGGAGGGACTGGTACCCGTAGTCCAGGGCGTCCTGCGGGCTGACGACGGTGAGCTTGAACCCTGTGTTCTGGTCGATGTAGGTCTGGTCGAGGTAGCCCATGCCGCTGGACCCCTTGGGGCTGGAGGAGGTGACGATGTAGCGGATGGAGTACGGCTCGGGGTCGCTCGGGTCAACGCCGCCGTCCAGGTTGAGGGCCGCCGCCGTGCTGACGGAGCCTACCGTGACGAGCTGGGCAAGGACGGTGCCGAAGGTGGTGCTGATGCCTGCCCCGGCCAGGGCGAGTACCTGGGTGGTAGTGGTGACGCCGTTGAAGGTGATGCCGTTGCCTGCGACCACTACCCCATAGGTGCCGGTGGTGTTGAAGGCCACGCTGATAGCGTCGCCCCCCACTCCGGGCGTGGTGCAGAAGAACAGGATGCCCTGGGTCGTGAGGTAGGCCTGCGCCCCTGGGTTGGCGTCACGGTGCAGGCCATCGTCCTGGAAGGTCAGGGTGACGGTCTCGTCCACCTCGCCGGGGGAGTCGTACAGGTCCGGGAAGGCATAGGGCCAGACGATGCCCGTCTGGGCGAACTCGCCCGACTGGGTGACGCTGCTGCTGGGGGCATCGAACCAGGCCACAGGGAGCACCCTGCTGACCTCGTCCTTGACGGTGTAGGTGCCCTGCCCCGGTATGCCGGGGTTGACGACCGTGGCCGTGTAGCTGTGGTCGTTCAGGGTGTTCCGGTAGTAGCTGGCATAGACGTGGGTGCCCAGCAGGGGGGCCTTGTAGAGGGTGAAGTCCCCTGTGCTGCCAGAGAGGGTGATGACCCGCTCGGAGGTGCCGGGCAGGTAGTTGTCCAGGGCCTCCACGGGGTTGACGCCCACGAAGACCATTATCTTGGTCGGGTCGTCCGTAACCGTGCCATGGTCGGTAGGGCTGTCCGGCAGGGTGAAGACCAGGTTCGTGCCGTTGCAGGAACCCCTGATGGTGGGCCGCAGCCATACCCTCTCGTCCACCAGGGTAGTCTTAATCTGGACGGGGCCGAAGGGGGTGTAGCCGGTAGTGGACTGCCCCACGGCGGTGGTGGTGCTGGCACCCCAGTTGATGGTGTCGTTGCCGCTGGAGTCCTTCCCCAGGACATAGTCCGTGTCCTCGATAAAGTCCGCCCGGTTGGGGCCGAGGCCGACCTCGACGATGGAGGAGACGCTGGATGCCGGGAGGAGGTCGTAGGTGTTCTGGTAGGTGTTGGTGTAGTAGGTAAGGGTAAGCGTGCTGCCCGCCACTACGCCGTTCGCCAGGGTGACCAGGCCATGCTGGCCGTCCACCGCTGAGACCGTGGCTTTGGAGCCGTTCACCAGAGCCTTGACCTTGGTCGGGTCGGTGGTGACCACGCCGCCGTTGCTGCCGTCCACGATGGGGACGTGCTGAACCTTGAACACCTTGTTGGTGTTGGGGCCGTATCCGCCCTGGAGCCTGTAGGTGGCCGGGTACATGGCGGAGAGGACCGGGGGGGAGCCTGCCAGGACCGGGGGCTGGGCCGTCAGGTAGCCAGCGTCGTTGGTGGGGATGCCCGCCTGGATGAGGTTGTAGAAGTCATGGAGGGTACGCTTGCCGCCCCCTACCTTGGCGATGTCGAGGGTGATGGTGTCCGTGCCCGCCCCGCCGATGGCCTGCGTGTCCAGGACGCCCGTCCCCGGAGGGGAGTCCAGGGTGTCGTCCGTGACGATGACCGTGACGTTGCTGCCGGTCACACCGGGGAGCTGGACGCTGATGGGGAGGTAGTTCTGGTTGGTGTCGTAGGCCTGCCATGCAGCGAAGCTCGGGACCTGGTCGGACTCGTCCTCGTTGGAGATGAGGGTGTCGGTCCGCTTGAAATAGTAGGTAATCTCGACGTTCTGGCCAGGGGTGATTAGCTCCTGGGTATAAAAGTCGCCGGTCGTCCCGTCGAGCTGGATGACCGTGGCAGGGATGCCGTCCACCACGACCTGCACCTTGCTCGGGTCGTCGGTGACCGTCCCCGTGCCGTCCCCGATAACTACCGGGAAGTAGGTGCAGTGCAGGTGGTTGGTTATGTCAGTGGCCTGGTCGCTGATGTTCTCGTTCACGACCTGCTCGTCGGCCACCGAGCTAGAGCCACGGTGCAGCTCCACGTTGTCCTGCTCGAAGAACTCCTGGCCCTCCCCGATTACGACAGGGATGCGGACGTTCCCGAAGAGCGGTATGCCCGCTCCGCTGATGACGACCGAGGTGTATACCCCAGGGGGTGCGTAGGAACCGAAAAGTGCCATGGCCAGTTCTCCTTGGCGGCAGGCTGCCGCCTGATTCTCTCTCTATTAGGGGGACGGAAGTCTGTTTTTCTCCCCCGTTTTCATCGGGATGATTATCTGGTCTTGGGCCTTGGGGGGTATCTCCAGCTCCCGGAGCCTCGCCCCCGGCACAGGCCGCCAGTCCTCGTGGGTAGTAGCGGACAGCGCCCCTGACCCAGCCTCCTGCCGTATCTTGTCCCTCTTCTCCTGCCGGGCCCTAATCCTCGCCCAGCGCCTCTCGGCGTCCGCCCCTACCTTCACGTCGAAGGCTGCGTTTGCCATGCCCTCCGTGCCCAGGGAGGGTGCCCCCCTGAGCTGGTAGAGGCACATGCCCCCGCACCCCCTGACCGGGCAGGGCCGGTCCTCGAAGGTGGCGGTCGCCATGGGCATAAGCTCCTCCAGGACCGTACCGCACTTGCCGCACCTGAACGAATAGACTGCCATCTGCTTTCCTCCCCCTGCCCTCGGGGCAGGGCCGCCTCTGCCGCAGGGACCCCTACTAGAGGCAGGTAAAAGTCGTGTTTTGGCTACCGTTATCCTATGCAGGGGAGCAGCATGGAGACCGTAACGCAGGGGAAGCGGCTAGGACCGGGGGACCTCAGCATCCTGGTGAGGGACTCGAACGGGGCGCTCATAGACCCCGCCATTATAACCTATTCCATATTCCAGGTCACCGAGAAGGTCCCCCTGGTGGGGCAGCGGGCGTACGACTACGACCTGGAGCAGCCCAACCACATGATGGTGCTGCCGGAGAAGGACCTCATCCTGGCCAGCCAGCCCAAGATGGTGCCCGCCAGGGCCTCCCAGGGGGCATACTACGTCCCCATGGTGGTGCCTACCCTCTGGAAGGGCATATTCCGCCTGGTATGGTACATCGTGCAGTACCAGGGGCAGCCGGAGAACCGGGTGTTCGAGGACTTCATCGTCCAGCCCATAGACCCGGCAAGCTCCTCCTTCGAGGCACCCAGCGCCATAATCGCCCCCCGGCCAGCGACGACCAACAGGTACGCCCCGGCCGTCATGTACGTCCGGGAGCTGCTGTCGGACACCAACCCGGACAGGAACTACCACTTCCGCCCCCCCACGCCCGGCAAGGTCGTGGCGGGGTACACGACCAGGGTAGGGTACATCTGGCTCGACCCTACCATACTGAGGATGCTGGACATAAGCATCAGCAAGCTCAACACCTGGAACCCCAAGAACCTGACGAACTACACCCTGGACACCGTGCCTAGGGACTGGGGTAAGTGCGCAGCGGTGGGGGCGGCGTCCTCCTGCCTGACCGCCGAGGGGGCAAGGTGGGCGGCGGACGAGTTCAGCTACAGCCTCAACGGGGTAAGCCTGGACATAAACAAGTCCCAGCTCTACATGAGCCTGGGGCAGTCCTACCAGCAGGAGTTCCAGGAGTGGGCACCCCTCGTCACCGCCATCCGGCCCTACAGCGCCGGCCTCAGGCAGCAGAGGTGGCTGCTCGGATAGGAGGGGCATGCTGCACATACTGGGCGAGAACGGCGACAGCCCGCAGGTGTCGGCAGAGACGCTGGCAGACGGCACCTTCCGCATCGTCATCACGGGCACCGGGGGCTTCCTCTGCCTGCCGAGCGGGCAGGACCCCAGCCCCGAGTACGACTCGACGGGGCCGAGAAGGTGCCCCTACTGCAAGAGGGAGCTGTAGGCCCTTGAAGAAGATAGTCTTCCTCCGCCACCCGCAGACGGCCTTCAACCTGGAGCCGGTCAGGCTCCGGGGAGGGCTGGACATACCCCTGTCCCCGGACGGGTTCGCCCAGATACCCATCATCGTGAAGAGGCTGAAGGAGGCCTACTCCTGCATCAAGCAGGTGTACAGCAGCCCGTTGGAGAGGGCGTCCATCCTCGCCACCAGCGTGGCGCACGAGTACGACCTGAAGGTGGCCAAGCTGGAGGGGCTGAGGAGCCGCAACTACGGCATCCTGAACGGCAGGGAGATAGCGGGGATAAGGGACGTCCTGAACATCCTGGCCACCGGGGCTGGCAGGGACCTTGCGCCCAAGGACGGGGAGTCCATGAACTCCTTCCTGGAGAGGCTGACGGAGGACATAAAGAAGATAATCTACGACGCCCCCGAGGAGGGCCATGTCCTGGTCTGCACCCATCTCCAGAACGTGATGATGGGGACGGAGTGGCTGTTCGCCGGGCTGCCGGACATCCCTGACTTCATGTTCAAGTACAGCGAGGAGAGCGAGATACAGCCAGGGGAGTGGGTAGAGGTCAGGAGGGACTGGATGAGGGCCTAGTCCCCCGGCTCCGTGGGGCCGCTGCGGTACTGCACCCTGACGCCCTCATGCACCAGGGCCTTCTGGATAAGTATGGTAAGGTCCTCGACCCTCTCATGGACCTCGTCCAGAAGCTCGTCGGGTAGGCTCTGGCTCTTCTTCCCGACCGCCTCCAGGGTGTCCATAAGCTCGGCGACGGCATTGCCGAAGTTCTCGTCCTTGGTGACCGGGACCCTCTTCCTGGGTGATGGCATGGGTTTCTCCTTCCTTTTGTAGTATACACCAGGATACACAGGATGGGACGGGATTCTAGTAGGTGCCCCAGAATAGATGGTGGGGGAGGAACCCCTCCCATGCCAGGTCAAAGTAGCAGTTCCGGGGGGCGTCCTCGAACATGGGGGCGACGTCCGCCGCTGCGAGGCCCGCCAGGCCGCACCCCACCTGGGTGACCTTGAACTTCTCCTCGGGGTGGCCCTTGGCGTACTGGACGAACCTGTGGACGTACTCCCTGACCTTGGGGAGGGGAAGCCGGTCCCCGTCCGAGCGCATCGGGGCGCTGCATGTGGGGATGGCGTAGGCGTTGCCCTGCCTTCCCTCCCCCTGCCCCCATACGGCACCGTAGCGGGCCACGGCGGTGCGTGCTGCCCCCCCGCCATGGATTCCCTTCTCATTGCTGCCGAAGACGAAGACCATCAGATAACCCCTTTCCTCTCAAGGAACATGCTTGCCAGCCCGAGGACCAGGCCCAGGACCATGGCCAGCCCTACCCCCTGCTGGAAGGTGACAAGCCTCCTCAGGACAAGCAGGATGATGGAGCAGGAGCCGCCTATGACCACGGCGGCATGGAACGCCATGCGCTTAAGCAGCTTTAGGAACATGGACAGCCCTCCTCATATGCCGGAACGGGGGGATATACTGCACCCTGACCTCCTCCGTGAGCGTAAACAGCCTCTTGTATGCTTCCCTATAGGCTGGCCCCAGGACATCCCCGGCTATCTCCCATAGGATATCCTGTTCCTCTGCCTCCGAGAGCAGCTCGGCTCTCCCGTGGCTGACCACTACCATGATATTACCCCTCATTCCTCGGTTAGCTGGCTGAGCCAGCAGTCGGAGGCCCTCTTGTCGTCCCGCTTGCGGACGAGGTGAGGCTCCCGTATGTGCAGGTCCCTGGTAGCGCATAGGTAGCGCACCGTTATGACGTCGCCGGGCTGGACCCTGAACTTGTTCCTGAGGCTAACCCCGGATATCTCGTGCAGGGTACCGTCGCCCCTGTACAGCCCTATGCGGACGCTGTCCTTGCCGTCAGGGGAGGGGCCTATGACCACGGCGTCACACTCCTTGACGAACTTCAGCTTGAAGTGCTGGCAGGCGTCGCCCTCCCTGTAGGGTTTCCGCATGTCACGCACGACCACCCCCTCTGCTTTGGTCCTGATGAGGTACTCCACGTAGGCCAGCTTGGCCTCCGTCCCCAGGATGGTGCCGATGGCCTCTACCCCGGGCCCCAGGCAGTCGAACGCCTGGTGGGCGATAGGCTCACGGCTGCTGTAGGGCAGGGCCCTCAGGTCTGACCCCAGGAGGCTGACGACGTCCAGGACTATGAGCCGCCTGGCCACACGCTCCGTGTCGATATAGAAGTCGGGGATGCCGCTCGCCAGGAGGGTGCCTTGCAGGGAGGGGGGGAGGGGGTGCGTAGGCTCCCCCTCCCGGTTGTAGGTCCTTATAGCATTGCCGTGCTTCTCTACCAGGGTGCGGTGCCCGTCGTGCTTCTGCTGGAACCCGTAGTTGTCGTCCCTGGCAAGGGCCATCAGCCTCGGTATGCCTATCGGTGTCAGAAGCTCTGCCTTCATCTGCGGCTCCTTAGTTGATGGCGAACTTGGCGGCGCTGGAGGCCTCGGCGGCCTTCTCGGCGATAAGCTGCTCGGCGACGGCGACGGGCTGCCCGCCCTGCTTTGCCTTGGCGGCGTTGATAGAGGCCTGGAGGGCCGCCATCAGGTCAACCGTCAGGGGGGCGGGTGCCTGCTTCTCGACCACGGGGGCCGCCGTCCCTGCCTGTTTGGCGGCGATAAGCCCACGCAGGTTGCTGGCGTAGGTGTCGGGGAACTCGTCGGTGTCGAACCGTCCCGTCAGGGCGTCGGCAAGGGAGGAGGCAAGCGCCTTCTCCTGGACGCTCAGGGCGACCGTGGGGAACTTGTCGCACGCACGGACCTCGTGCTCCCTGCGGATGTAGTTGGCGATGATGCCGCTCGTGCCGTAGGGGCGGAGGACCAGCATGTACTCCTGCCCACGCTGGACGTTCATGGCGACTGCGGCAAGGCCCTTGTTCAGCATCTCACGCAGGATGGCGTAGTGCTTCTCGGTGCCCTTGTCGGGGCCGAGGAACTCGGATGCGCCGTCGAAGTATATGGGGTCAACGGAGGTAAGGGGGACGAAGCGGAGGATTTCCGCCTCTCCCTCGGAGCGGACCATGCAGGACTTCTTATCGTCCTCGCTGACGACGGTGAAGGTGCCGTCGCCGTTGGGGATGCCCTTCTGGATGCTTTCCTTGGGGACATCGACGCCGCACACGGAGCACTTCATGCTGCCCTGCCTTAGCTGCGAGTACTGCGTGGTGCCGTCAGCACAGGCACACTGGTGTACCATGTTGGACTTGAACCCCTCCGTGGGGTCGTTGGTGGCCTTGTAGAGCTTTGCCTTGAAGGCAAGGCCGGGGGCGACGACAAGGGTGCCCGACCACGTTGCCTTGCTGACGTAGACCTTCTCCTTGGCTGCGGCCTGCGGGGCGACGGCGGGCTGCGGCTTGAGCACGGCGCTGAGCTGGCTGGCGATGCTGGCGGCGTCCGCTACGGTAGGCTTTGCTTTTGGCATGTCCTTTTCCCTCCACCTACATTATACACCAGGATACACACGTTACAGCAGGATTCTTCGGGTTTTATACGAGGCAGGACTACCCGCCCCTTTATCAGTAGGGGGCAATGGTAAACGAGCTTCTCGTCCTTAACTCCAGCTACGTAGGGAGCCGTGACCTATGGTGGGTGGACGACCCCGAGGCGACGAAGGGGTACAACATCTACAGGGCACACGACTACCCGGACAACTGGGAGAGGCTGAACCGGGGGGTATGGAGGGGCCACTTCTGGCGTGACCAGGCGGCCCTGGAGGAGGTAACCTACGAGGTAGGGCCCAAGGACTGGATTGACAAGGGGGGGATGGGCAAGTGGGGGTTCAAGCTCCCCGAGGCACCCTACTCCGACATAGTGGCGTCCAGGCCGAAGCTGGCCACCAGCCCCGACGACGTCTCCGTCACCCTGACGGACATCTCCAACAGCACCATTACCGTACGCCCCATAGCCGTGGTGCCGCTCGACCAGGCCGTCTGGCTGCCGGCCGACAACGACCTGCCGCAGGGGGGTGCGGTGTCGGACCGGGCCCAGGTCTATACCGACAACGTCAACCAGGTGAACTACGGCGGGATACAGAGGTTCCGGGCGACCTACAAGCGCCTGGCGAACTACGTGGACATCTATACCTCCATGGTCCGGCAGTTCTATACCGTGGTGCCTGTCGGGGACCACGGGGAGCTTCACAGGCCAGGAGCGCCGGGAAGCAAGGTAGTGAACACCCAGGAGGTGGACGCCATCACCTGGGAGTACGCCGAGATGGTAAGGCGCAACCAGTGGGTGTTCGAGCAGGTGGGGGAGCCGGCCTATGTCCTGTTCAGGCGGACGAGGGGGGAGCCGTGCGGGTGCGTGCGCCCCGAGGCCGGGCTGGGAGCGCCCAGGCACGGGTGCAAGTCGTGCTTCGAGACCGGCATAATCGGGGGGTACTACGGCCCCTACGACCTGCTCTACGTCCCCCCGGACACCGCCCTGGTGCGTGAGCTGGACGAGGGAGGGGGCATCAAGGCGGCCCGTGAGAGCCGCTCGTACCTGACCAACACCCCCATCGTCCAGGACGGGGACCTCCTGGTGCGGAGGACCGGCGACCGGCTGGTCATACACGGCGTGACCTACAAGCAGCCCAGGGGCATCCTCCTACAGCAGGACTTCGGCACCGAGCTGCTGAAGCCCGGCGACACCCGCTACCTCATCCCCCTCAACACGGGCCTGCCGACGCTTTACAACCCTGTAGTGAGGGACAACCCCGACCAGGGCATCGACCCCCACCACCTCAGGGGGGACGGGGAGCCGCTCTACGACGCCAGGGAGCAGCCCAACCGGGAGCCGTGGGAGAACACCGTCGAGGTACCCATCGGCAGGACGGTGACCTTCGGGAAGATAGAGGCATAATGGAAGGGAAGCCCACCATATACTTCGGCCGGCACGGGCACACGCCCTACAACAGCACTACGGGGGACTCCCTCGACAGCCGCATCCGGGGATGGGCCAACATCCCCCTGGACGAAGAGGGGAAGAGGGAGGCAAAAGAGGACGCCAAGAAGTTCAAGAGCCTGAACGTGAAGGAGATATACTCGTCCGACCTGGACAGGGCGGCCGAGACCGCCAGGGAGGTGGCCAAGGCCACCGGGGCCGCCCTCTACCTCATCCCCAACCTGCGCCCCTGGGACCTGGGGGAGTGGTCCGGGGACTACGTGCGGGACCACGAGGAGGAGATGCTGGCCCTCCAGCAGAGCATGGACGAGGCCCCGCCAGGGGGCAGGTCCTACAGGGAGTTCTACGACCGGGCAACGAAGATAGTCCGCTGGCTCCAGGAGAGGGCGAGGAGAGTGTTCGAGGAGACGGGGGGCAGCATAGCCGCCTTCAGCCATTCACGCCTCCAGCTTGCCCTGCCCTGCATCCTGACGGACGGGGACCCCAAGAAGGTGCCCCAGGGGGGAGGGCCCTCCCCCGGCCAGGTGGTGGAGATAAGGCTTGAGGACAAGAACTGGGCCATGAGGTCGCTGGACGACGACGCCGTGGACGAGAGAATCCAGGAGGCGGAAGGAAAGAATGGCGACTATCCGCCCCATAAGAGAGGAACGGCTATGGATACCAAGGAGATGACGGCCGAGCTGGCCAAGACGGCCAGGGTGCTATGCGAGGAAGACCACCCAAACCCCGACCAGGGGCTACAGGCCATGGTAGGGGACCCGGAGGACGTGCGGACGAGCACCTTCGCCCAGTTCAAGCCCAACCCCGGCACGTTGCAGCTCCCCAACCCCCTAAGCCCTATCGAGGGGGACGAGATTTTCTTCGCCTACATGCTGCCGGGGGCCGTATTCCAGGCCCATGACGGCAGCGAGTGGAACATCCTGTACTACGACGGGGGAGGCAAGATACAGATAGAGAACCGCTGGTACCCGAGGATTAGCTGGTTCGTGTCCATCGGGGACATACGGCGCTCCATCCACCAGTGGATTGAGCCTATCACCCAGACCGTGCCGCCCCCGCCCCCTGGCGTTGACTACAGCGCCCTGCCCGTCAAGATAATGGACAAGGAGACGAACGTGGGCGACATCGACCAGGTGACAGACACGAGGCTGGGGCAGGGTAGTAGCTGGTAGGTACCCGTCCGGCATCCAGTATTAACCTACGGCGGAAGCACACGCCTAGAACAAGGAGAGCAAGATGACCATCTGGAGCGACATCGTCAGCATACTCGGAGCCAAGGGGATAATCACCCTGTTCCTCTCGCACGTCCTGGCCATCATCATAGGATGGTGGAGGAGGGGAGTGTCCGAGGCGAAGAAGCTTGAGGCCGCTGCCAAGGCAGACATAGCCAAGGCAACGCCCGAGGCAGAGAAGATTCTCAACGAGGCAAAGGCTGAGGCAGAGAAGATTAAGGCCGAAGCCGCCAAGGTGTACAACGACGCCAAGGCAGAGGCCGAGAAGCTCCTCAAGAAGCTCTAAGCACGGCAGGCCCCAGGTTCCCGCCTATGCCCTCCCTTATTAGGGAGACGCTATGCTTGACCTCACGGGCGGGAACCTCATCGCCTACATACGCCGCATCATAGAGGACGCCGTAAGCCGCAGCCCCCGGTTCAGGGACACGCTCGGCGAGGTGTCAACCCCCTTCAACAACCTGATACAGTGGAAGGACGCCCAGGTCAGCATCAAGGACGTGTCCTCGGCCGGCAACCGCCTGTCCCCCGACTACTTCATGACCAAGCAGTACGGGAGGGCCATCCTGGCGAAGGTGGAGCACCACGACGGCTCCTTCGTGGAATGGCTCCAGGAGGTGGACGCCACCAAGCAGACCCCCGTGGCCGGGACCTACTACTTCAACGTGGACTCCGTGGACGACCAGAGCAGCGGGGTAAAGCTGACCATGCAGCAGTTCCGCTGGGAGGAGGGGAAGGTATGCAACGCCCAGGGGTCCGTGGTCTACCTGGCCCCAGGCATAGACGGCACCACGCTGTCCGGATACGTGGAGGGGAGGGAAAGCCCCCCTACCCCCCTGGTGACCGCCGTGAACGACGGGAGCTACCCTACCTACACCGGCAGCCCCCCGGTGCCCATAGACCTGCTGCTCTCGCCCCGTGTCGGCTACCTGCTCACCCCTACCCCCGCCGGCCTTACCCTCTTTGCAGGCTCACCCCCTGCGGCCCTGCGCCCGCTGGCGGACTACTGGTACCAGCAGGAGGTTGACCAGGTCATCGTGGCCAGCACCGTGGGAGGCTCCGAGGTAGCGAACATCCCCCAGGAGAAGGTGCCGGTGCCAGGCTCCAGCCCCCCGCAGCAGATGAGCGCCCTCGTGTCGTTCTCCCTGGTTGACCAGACAGGGTACGTCCTCCAGCTAGGCAAGGACTACACCTGGTACGCCTCCAACGGCTGGGTAAGGCTGTCCGACTGGACCCCTCCCGGCATGACCATAACGGCCAGGATGGTGGTAAGGGTAAACCCCCTGGACGTCCCGGGCACCAACCCGGAGGACATATTGCAGACGGACGTCAGGCCGGGGGAGTCCCTGGCCGACGGCCAGGTGTTCATCCATACCGCCTACGGCGACTACTACTCTGCGGCGGTGAACAGCGACGGCACGGTGACGCTCCCCAGGCTGCTGATGCCGGGGGAGTGGTGCAGGTGGGAGGTGAGGATAAAGACCTCCCAGGCGGAGAAGGAGGCCAGGAAGTACCGCACCAACGAGCACCTCATACCAGGCCTGAGGATAGCGGTAGGGGACAACGTGGTGGTGGGGGACCAGGTGGCCGTAATCGTGTCCCCCGAGACGTGCGAGACCTACGAGGTGTACGGCTCCAAGGAGAACATCGACTTCACCCTGGACGTGAGGTCCAACGACCTCCAGACCTCCTCGGACCTGAGCGAGATGCTCAAGCAGCAGCTCCTCGTGATGAGGAGGGAGAACATGGAGGCGGACGGGGTGACCGTCTTCGAGGCCCGCCGCTCCTACCAGGGGATGCAGCGTGACATGTCCGGCACCGCCCCCCAGTACGTGTACAGCGTGGGCATCACCGCCATGGCCGACTGGAAGGTCTACGTGCCGCTGGTCACCAGGCTGGTCAGGCTGGAGATAACCAACACCGCCTATGCGCCCGGATACGGCGTAGCCCCCACGCCGATAGGGAGGGCCTTCGGGGTGACGGGGTTCGTGCAGTCCTACAGCTAGGCCACCCTCTGGCTGTCCCTGAACCTGCTCCGTGACACAGGCTCGTCGTAGGCGCACAGAGAACACTTCTGGAAGGTGCCTACGGTGTTGCCCAGGCTGTCCTTGTAGGGGAAGTCCTGGAACTCGTGCTTGCAGTGCCCCTGGGCCTCGCTCAGCTCTCGGAATATCTGGAGGAAGGCCCCGGATATCTCCTCCCCGTACGCCCTGCCCCTCTCTTCTGTCTCCCGGTGTCTGCGCAGGTACCTTTCTAGCGGTGTCTCGTCCATCCTGCCCCCCTTACTTTACCGAAGAGCTTGCCGATGCCTTGAACAGTATCCCGCAGAGGATGTTGAGCCAGAAGGCCTGCCAGAAGGTAATCCTGGCGACGCCGAAGACCGCCTGCAAGGCCGAGGGCGCAAACAGGTAGTTTATAATCCACTTGGCAGGGTACCCCACCAGCAGACCGACGACGACCAGGATGACCAGGAAGAGAACCACCCCCCCGAGAATCTTGAGAAAAGTATCCATCTTTGTGTCTCCTTTGTTTGGTTTACCTTACTCCCAATACCTGCCGAAGTCCTCCTCCCGGCCGCCGAAGACCTCCTTCAGCCGGGCGAGGTAGGCAAGGGTCTTGACCTTGACCATGAATCCGTCGCCCTTCGCCACGACCCCTTCCCATACGGGGTATACGCCCTTCCTCACGTCCTCGATGAACTGGCGGTTGAGGTTGCCCTGGTAGACGGCCTGGGCGCACCAGGGGAGGTCGCCGAAAGACCTTGCGAACAGGCGGGGGTCCATGAGGCCCCGCTTGTAGAGGTTGATGTCGATGAGCCTAAGCTCCTTAGGCTCCTCCAGAACATGCTTCCCGGCGAAGCTGCCTGGGCCGAAGAACTCCGTGAAGCAGATGACCCTCTGGACCCCCCGCTCTATGCCGTTGGAGCGCCGAGCAATCTCGTCCCCCATGGTGCTGAGGAAGATGGGTATCGCCTGCCCGTAGAGGGGGTCGGTCCGGTCGAATAGCTGCGTACGGGTGCCGAACTTATGCCATCCCTTTTTCCTCGACCATTCCCAGCGAAGGTTGGAGCCGTCGTACTTATAGAAGGCTATGCATGGCACCCCGAGGGGGGCATGTGTGCTTCCGGGAATCTCCGGGTACTGCTTCATGGGAATATCACTATCAGCATCGCCAGGACAAAAACACAATAGGCCACGCCCACGAGCGCAGCGGCGACGGTCCGGGAGTCGTTCGAGTTAAACTTGTAGGGGGCATGCTCCTCGTACTCCCTGGTGAAGAAGCCTGCTCTCTTGGCCACTCTGTAGCCGAGGAACAGCCTGCGCAGCAGGTAGATAAAGAGGAAGGTCCCGGCGATAAGGAACGGGATTCCCAGGAGGATGCCCGCCAAGTCCTTGCCTATTATCCGCCATGCCACCATGACCATGATGAAGGTGCCCACCTTGGTAGCGCCGAACCTGTCGGCGGTGTCCACGGCGGAGTTAAGGGCCTCCTTGAAGGTCACCCCTATGCCCTGCCCAATCTCCTTCCACTTCTGGACCTCCTCCGATACCTGCGGGGAGGCCTGGGTGTGGTTGAGGCCCTCTGCCGAGACGTACCTCTTGGGAACCTGGACGAGCTGGTCGCCGTCGCTCTGTGCCCAAGCCGGGGCAGAGAGGAGCAGCACCAGGAATGCGAGCACTGCCATAATCGAGGATTTCATAGGTTTGTCTCCTTGGTCTTTAGTCTGAATGGTAATCCCTGGGGGTAGGCCTTGGAGTGCAGCAGGAACGCCATGCCCCACCCCAGCCCCTCCAGGCCGAACGCCAGGGCTATGCCCAGGCCGTTCTGGAGGCGGAGCAGGAGCAGCATGCCCAGGAGGGTCCAGACGAACGCCAGGACAATCCTCTTCACGCTGTCGTGCTCCCTCTCCTGCTCGGGCGTCATGGGGTCTCTGCCTCTTCCTCTGCCTCGTGCCTGCCCTCCTCCTTGGCCTCGGAGGTGGCCTTGTCGAGGCACTTCTCGCAGGCCTCCACGCTGAGCGTCCTGGTGGTCCGCCCGTAGGAGGTGCTCTCGGTGTACTCGGCCTCCAGCTCTGCCCCGCACTCCGAGCACTCCACCCTGACCTCGAAGGTCACCTCGGCTGTCTTTGTCTCGATAGTCGTAGTCACTGCTCCTCCTCCCCGAACCGGTCGTAGGTGCGTGCCAGCTCCCTTACCTGCCCGAGGGTCTGGTGCCGCTTGATGGCCCCGTCCTCGAACACCGTATCCAGGGCGTTGATGCAGCCGGGTTGGCTGCGGGTGTCCCAGCCGTCCGACTCGACCGTCTCCATCTCCCCGTCCGGGTAGCGGATAAGGTCGAAGCGTCCTGCCAGGCTGGCCTTGGTCGGGTCAGCCATGGTAGTCTTGTATACGTCTTGCCACCATCCTCCCCTGCGGACGGCGGAGCACTTGATGGCAAAGCGCATGGTGTCACGGTTTAGCTGCTGGAGGAGTGCCCCTCCCATCCCGTAGCCCCAGTTGTCCATGCTCCAGCCTGCACGGGTAAGATGCGAGTTGATACGGAGGATGTTCTGGTAGTTGACCCCGTCTCCCTGGATGGCCCTGACCTGCGCAGGCAGCAGCTTCCAGCCCTTGGGGTGGGTCTCGAAGCCGAACCTCTCCGCCACTATGTTGAAGATGTCCTCAAGCATGACGGTAGGCTCGCCGCTGTCAGGGCGCAGCACCACCACGCCGTCCCGGCGCAGCACGTGCTCCCTCAGGCGGTCGCCGAATATCTCCCGGACCGCCCGGTAGGCGTCGTAGGAGTCGATGACGCATGCCACGAGTCCCTTGGGGACGGCATTGAGCATGTTCTCGTAGGCATCCCCCTCGTGCTCCTCGCCCCAGGAGGTGACGGTGCTATGCTCCATGGCGGGGATGGAGAAGCCTGCCATCGGCTCGTCGTAGTACTGCCTCAGCATCGCCAGGGCAGCCTTGGTATCGGTGCCCAGGAAGTTGACGAGGTGGGCCGCACCGCCTATCGCTGCCGTCTCCTCGGACGATACCCCCCTATAGCCGAAGTCATGCAGCTTGAAGTCCAGGAGGGAGGGGGTGCCGGTCCTGACCAGGTCCGCCCCGATGGCCTGCCTTATCTCGAAGGACAGGGTGGCCACGGTGATGGGGTACCAGACCTTGAGCAGCAGCGTCTCCGCCCAGTTGGTGAGCCACGGGAACTCGGGGTCCGTGTTCTCTATCGTCATAAGGACGTTCTTGACAGGGACGACAGTGCCCTCCGGGACCGCCCGGATGCGCAGCGGCAGCCTGCCGTCATGCTTGGCATAGAGGCGCAGCCACCCGTCACGGTTGAAGATGCTGCCGCTGCCGAAGTGCTCCTTGGCATGGTCGGCCGCCCCGGCGACGTCCTGCGGGGTGAACACCTTTCCCTCAAGGTAGGCCATCAGGTAGTACTGGAGGCCGAAGAACATGGCATGCTTCCAGAAGCCCCCACGGGACGCAAGGTAGCTGTAGACTACCTCCGTGTCCTTGGGGTACTGGAACCAGTGGGAGTCCTTGTAGCTGTCGTCCCTCTCCAGCGGGTTAATCCTCAACGGCTGCGGCATATGCCTCCTCCTTCTTCCTCAGGCCATACCCCCACTTCCCGGTGACGTGGCCGACGAGCATCCTGAAGAGGGGCTTGTGCTCCTTCTCGATGTCGTCCTCGGTCAGGTCGTCGAGGCGGAACCACTGGGTCACGGGAAGGTCGTCCGCCCCGTGCCCGCCCATCGTCATGCTCTCGGCGACGAAGAACAGGGTCTTGTAGCCCTCGGAAGGCTCGGACTTCCAGCGCCAGCTATCCACCCTGCGGGAGCCGACATACTCGATGCTGTGGACGTCCAGGCCCGTCTCCTCGAAGACCTCCTTCTTGGCGTCCGCCTCGAAGGAGTCGGTGGTGAAGAGCGCATGGCCGCCGGGAAACCGCCAGAGGACATCGTCGGACTTCTTGCCGACCAGGACGCACAGCCCAGGCACGGAGGCCCCGGCAGGACCCCACCTGCACTTGTGGACGACAGCGATGTCCACCACGGTTACGACCCTCGGCCATAGCTGCCCCATGGCGTAGATGACCCCCGCCCGGAAGTCCGCCGACTCCATGACGGTGTTGGTCAGGATGGCACGTACCTCCGTGCTGCTGACCGCTTTGGGGACGTTGAGCAGCTCCAGCTCCTTGACAGGGTGCGAGCCGTGGTAGAACGGGGCGAAGCTGTCCCGGCTCCCGTAGAGCACGACCTCGGCCGGCACCTCGCCCACGGCGTCGGAGATGCGGGAGTCCAGCTCCCTGCTCCACTCCTCGTCGGTCTTCTTGTCCCTGAGGGGCAGGACGGTGAAGTCGGGGAACTTCGCCTGGACCATGCGCTTGCGTGTCTCGAAGTCCAGGGGGTCGTGCCGGGTGGGGCCTACCCTGTTGCACCCCAGGAACACGATGATACGGTTGTGGCGGCCACGCACGATGCGGAACAGCTCCATGTGCCCGTCGTGAAGCTCGTGGCACTGGAACCTCCCCACGATGACCCCGAAGCTAGGCTTGTCCATTGGCCCCCTCTTCCGCCTGTGCCTCTGCCAGCGCTTGGACGACGAGGCGTGCGCCGTACCTCGTGGGGCCGATGGCGTTGCCGCTGAAGTCCAGCTCCTTGCGGATGGTGCGCCCGTCTTCGGTCTCGACGGTCAGCGTGGCTATACATGTCTCGATGCTCTTCTGCCTAGGCGGCACCTCAAGCCTTATGTTCTTCATCTGCCTTCGCCCCCCATCTGGTCCTGGCCCGCCCTACCTTTACGGTAAGGGCTATGTCCACCGTCGTGATGCCGCCGACGAACTCCGGCAGGTTTAGGTTATTTCTTAGCCATCCGGAGGGGATGTCCATCCAGTCGGAGTCCCTCTCCCCGAACTTGGCCCTGAACACAAGCTCGCCGTCCACGCAGTGTACGTATCCGTGGAGCGTGGCCTCCGTGGCGTCGTCGTTGGTCTTGCACAGTCCCACTATCTGTCCCCCCACTTCTCTATCAGCGCCTTAAGCCCCTCGGGGTTGTCCTCCAGCCTTTCGAGGGCCATGTCAGCGACGATGGCGCACTCCAGCATGGAGGCCCCGAAGGGCATGGTGTTTATGGCCGCCTTGAGGGCGGCCACCATCGCCTTCTCCCTAAGCTCGTCGCTCTCCACCGTCCCCTCCTTGCACGTTTCCGTGCAATCCGGCCGGATTGCACGTTTCCGTGCGCCCCCTCATAAGCTCTACTACTATCTCCCCTGGGCATCCCTTGCGGAGGAGGACAAGCCTTTCCAGCGGCTCCTCCTCCTGCCTTGTACGGCCATCGGACAGGATTATATCGCAGGGGTACCTGTCCGCCATCGCCTTGAGGACACGCCAGACGGACTCCGGCACTGCCGTGAGGCGGGGCCGGAAGCCGTCCAGGTAGTCAACTAGGTACGTCATGGCTGGAATAGCTTGAGCGGCTCGGCCTTCTTCGTGTCCTTCATGTGCCGCCCCTGGCGATGTTGATGGTGTTGCCCGTGGAGAAGTAGAGGGTCCAGCTTACGTCGTAGGGGTGCTCGTAGCAGGTGTCGCAGTGCTCGGAGCAGCTCTCGTCCTTGCCCGAACCCGTGCATACCTCGTGGCAGTTGCAGGGGTAGGAGTGGCTGCACGGTACTATCCGGCGCTCCTTGCCCGTGATGCTGCCGCTCCATATCTCGGTGTCGGCCGTGGTGCCGTAGAACTCTATGGTCAGCCCGCCCAGGGTGACGAGGATGCAGGCCCCCATGGTAATGAGGAGGTTTGCCCACCCGAAGCTGTCCTTCCAGAAGACGTACTTCGCCAGGAAGCACAGCAGCAGCGGGAGAAGCAGGAGAAGCGCTAGGTACATGTCGCCCCCTCGGTTACCTCTTCGACGCCGCCGTGGAGGGAGGCAAGCTGGTCAAGGACGCTGCCGCCCCCGGAGCCGACCTCCGCCATCTGGCTGCCTGCTCGGGTGCCTGCCCCCATGCCGAACTCGGCGACGTCCATCCTTACCGTCTTGCCGTCCTTGAACTTGACCGTGATGAGCTTCATATTCCCCCAGCATCTCCTGGAAAGGCTCCGGCTCAGGCTCGGGAGGGGGAGCATCCCTCCTGCTCCTCTCCTTCGCTGACCACTGCCTCAGGGACCCTGGCCCCCTTGCCCACGCAGGATGCGGTAAGCCTGGGATGGGGGTAGAAGTAGGCGTACCATGTCCCCCTGCCGTCATGCAAGGGCTGCTCTATGCAGTACAGGGTTGTAGGCTTGGTGGCCGTGCTCTCCTCCTCATCGTCCTGGTCGGGGCCGACCGAGGTTATGCCGTAGAGGTTCTCCAGGTCATACCACTCGTAGTCCGTAGGGGAATAGTCGCCGTAGACCCCCATCACAGCACCGCCTTGTACCTCTCGGCCGCCTTGCGGATGGCCTCTGCCATCATGGAGGGGGTGACCTCCAGGCCATGGTTGTCCTGTAGCTCCTCGATTGTGTTCCACGTATACCCTGTTACCTTGTCCAGGGGGATATTGACCCGGACGCCCCCGTGGCCCGTCTTGGCCACCAGGAAGCTCCTCCCCACCTTCACCAGCCAATCCCTGCCGTCGATTGTCAGCTTGCGCATATGGTGCCTCCGCAGAACCTACTGACGGTATCCTCGACTATCCCGAGCAGGCCGTGCTTCGTGCAGCTATCCGGGTAGTCGCACGGGTCAGGCT